GTGGCCGGTAAGTCATTCATTATTATTTTGGCGCAAGACGCCACTGGAAGCAGGTCAGTCACTTGGTCAACGGTTTCGTGGCCTTCTGCCACACCGCCTTCGGTTACTCAGACCGCCAGCAGGAAAGACATTTATTCGTTCTTCTCTGACGGAACTAGTTGGTATGGCACCACTATCGGGCAGGCGTATACATAATGTTTGCAGCATCTAAATCAGGTAGATCGGCTGCTGGTGGCGGCGGTACAACGGACCCATATTTTCCGTATGTTCCTTTGCTGTTGGAGACGACCAGCACCAACGGTCAGCAAAACAATACGTTTTTAGATTCCAGCAGCAACACTTTTACCATCACCCGCAACGGAACCCCAACGCAGGGTAGCTCGACTCCGTATTGGCCGAATGGGCAGTGGAGTAATTATTTTAATGGCAGTAGTAATTTAAGCATAGCAAGTACCGCATCGTTAGCTATGGGTACTAACGATTTCACGATTGAGTTTTGGGTTTATTTGCGCTCTGCAACAAACAACCGAACTCTGGCGTGGCCTGTTGCAGGCAATATATTGATATATTGCGATAACTCTGGTTATTTTGCTTATGCAAGTTACGGCGTTGGGAATGTGTTGGCTAGTTCAATTGTCGCTCCTTTAAATACTTGGACGCACATTGCCATATCAAGAACCGGCACCAACAGCAAAATTTTTGTTAACGGAGCTATAGGCGCTTCAACCAGTTCGGATTCAAATAACTGGGGTCAATCTGTATTTAACATTGGCTCTGACATTGCGGCTAACTTTTTAAACGGCTATTTATCTAACCTGCGAATTGTAAAAGGTACTGGACTTTATACAACCACATTCACCCCGCCTACGACTCCTCTTACCGCTGTTACCAACACGGTTCTTCTCACCTGCCAGTCAAACCGATTCAAAGACAACAGCGCCTCACCACTTACAATTACGGTAGGTAACGGCACACCCACCGTCCAAGCATTCCAGCCGTTCTCCCCGGCGGCTGCGTACACCACTGCGCTGTATGGTGGGAGCGGGTATTTTAATGGTAGTGCGGATTATTTGAGTATTACCGATGGCTCTGCCCTGCAATTGGGTTCTGGAAATTTTACAATCGAGGGGTGGGTTTATTGTTCGGCAGTTTCAGGAAACAACTCTATATATTCTAGAAATTTGTTCGGGATGATTATTGGAATTTCTGGAAGTAATTTTACATTTTTTGCATCTTCAAACGGATCAAGTTGGAATCTTGCAAGCGGAATTACTTTCGGGGCAGCAACATCAAACACTTGGGCTCATTTTGCTGCTGTTCGCAACGGAACAAACATTACCTTATATTTAAACGGCGTTTTGGGTAATACTGTCGCTGTTAGCACAAACGCATTATATGAAGTAACAGCGCCAACTGTAGGGTATTGGACTAGCGGCGGTGCAAACTGGTACTTAAACGGATACGTTTCCAACCTTCGAGTAGTCAAAGGCACAGCAGTCTATACCGGAGCATTCACTCCACCCACGCTCGCACCGTTAACAACCGCAGGATCAACCAGCGCGGCAAGTTACTCAAGCACCACCAACGTAAATACAAGTTTTGCGGCCTCTAGCACCAGTCTCCTGCTCAACATGGCAAACGCAGGAATCTACGACGCCGCCGCGCAGAACGATGTGACTACGGCGGGGTCTGCGGTAACCGCTGTGACTCCAGCAAAATGGCCGCCAAGTAGCATGAGCTTTAACGGAAGCAACTCGTATGCTCAGGTTCTTTCAAACCCAGCGTTTACTTTAGGAACATCAAACTTTACAATTGAGTTCTGGGTTTACTTTAATAGCGTTGCAGCAGCTCAAACGGTTGTAGGAAGACATATAACAACCGCCGCTGGGGATTGGGCAATTTACACTGCGTCAACAGGAAGCCTGAACTATTACCTTAGTTCAAATGGCTCAACTTGGAACCTTGCCAACCAAGTATCAATTGGTAGCATTAGCACCGGGACTTGGTATTACGTTGCTCTTGTAAGAAACGGGTCTGTATTTACTCCGTATATAGGAACGACTCCCGGTTCGGCCCCAACAGCGGGGACAACAACAACCACATCATCCGCTCTGTTTGCAACCACGCAGGCACTAACTGTTGGCGCAGCCAATAACTCGCTTACATTCCTAAACGGGTATGTGCAGGATTTTCGATTTACAGTTGGTGTGGCTCGTTCAATTACCACTGTACCTTCCGCAGCTCTTCCGACGAAATAATCATGCAAATAGCTAACCAAGACCTCATTATCAAGGACCACACCGAGTGGTTCCCCAACACATCCTTCGGTGAGCGTGGCCCATCTGTGGAGTGGATCAAGTCCGAGGGCTACTACATCATCTCGGCATGGAAAGACTACGACTCCAAGGCCCAAAAGCTAGTACCAGCCGCGCCGCATCTGCATGACGGTATGTGCTGCATCGTGGACGTGGAGCCACTGACCGCTGAAGAACTGCAATCGCGTGTCGATACTCAGTGGCAAGTGATCCGTACCCAGCGCAACCAGATGCTCAAAGACAGCGACTGGACCCAGCTATCAGACTCGCCGGTTGACAAGGCCGCATGGGCAACATACCGACAGGCTCTGAGAGACATCACAAAGCAGGCTGATCCCTTTAACATCGTCTGGCCGGCGGTGTAAACATGGCACAGGCAACCTTCACCCCGATCCAGCTCTATTACAGCGCCAACACCGGAGCCACGCCATCAACTTCAAACCTGGCGGCGGGTGAGCTTGCCATTAACACTGCGGACGGGAAGCTTTTCTATAAGGACAGCTCCGGCAACCTGCAGACGATCGCAACAAAGGCAGCCGCGACAAACCCACTCCCGGTAAACACGGGCGGGACGGGCATCCAGGCGCTCACACAGGGCGGGATTGCTTACGGTGCGGCTACGACCTACGCCTTCACTGCAATCGGCTCTACGGGCGATCTATTGAGTTCTAACGGTACCGGTGCCCCGACATGGGTAACCCCGACGAACTTAAATACGGCATCGGCGATCGTCAAGCGGGACTCATCGGGTAACTTTGCCGCTGGGACGATTACCGCATCACTTACTGGGACCGCTAGCACGGCGACCAATCTAGCGAACGGCGCATCAGGCTCCATCCCCTATCAAACGGGCGCTGGGGCGACTTCTTTCGTTCCTGCAGGGTCTAGTGGCACCGTCCTCACAATGTCCTCTGGCGGCGTTCCTACATGGGCCACAGCGGGTACTGCGACCTCGGCATCAAACCTCTCTGGCGGCACTGCTGGGGCTGTCGTTTATCAGTCTGCACCAAACACGACGGCATTCTTAACTGCAGGTAGCTCTGGCCAAGTTCTGACATTAACGTCGGCGCAGATTCCGGCATGGACTACGCCAGGCTCGGTTACTTCGGTGGCCAATCTCTCCGGTGGTGCGGCTAACAAGATCCCATATCAGAGCGGGGCCAGTACAACTACTTTCATTGACGCCCCGACGGTATCTAGCTACCTCAAATATACCGGCAGCGCGTTTGCCTGGGCCAATCCTGTTACGAGCGTCTCCGCCAGCACAGGGATGAGCTTTACGACAATCACCGGCACGGGTAGCGTGGCGATAGACACCACAGTCGTCCCGAGGTTTGCGAATGCAGGCACCTTTACGGCCACCCAGACCTTTAGTGGCTCAAGCAGCGTCGCATCACTCGCGCTGAACAACGCCCTTGAGACCTGCACCGTTACTGGATCCGCTGCATCTGGCGCCCTTAACATTGACGTCTCCACGCAGTCGGTGATCTTCTATAACACGGCGACTACTGCTACATGGACGCTTAACTTCCGTGCAAGTAGCGGGACCCCCCTAAGCTCCTTCATGAGTCAGGGGCAGTCGGTTACGGTTGCTGTCCTCGTACAGACGGGCGCGGTTACCAACGCCTACAACACTGGCGTGACGATTGATGGCGTTGCTCCTACTGCACTCAAATGGCAGGGCGGTACGGCTCCTACGACGGGCAACTCAAACAGCATCGACGTCTACACCTACACCATCATCCGCACCGGTCCGTCCTCGTATACGGTGCTGGCTTCACAGACGAAGTTTGCCTAATCATGCCGGTACTTGCCACGATCGGGGCCGCCTCTGCTCGAGGATTCGGTGATTTTTATACAAGTACCAGTATATCTGGCAACGGCTGGATGGCGCGGATTGGTGCCTATACAAAGCCGATGACGAGCGATTCAAATAACAATATTTACGTTGGAAGCCCTGCTGGCTTGATCATGAAGGTTGGACCAGACGGGACTCTCGCCTGGCAAAAGAACGTCAATCAATCCGGAACAAACGTATCTGTTGAGCGCAATCAGGCAACAGGATCGGGCTTGGTTGGATTAGTAGGGTCTTCGGGAAGTGGGGCCATCAACAATAAGCCTTCGATTGAAGTGTTAGATAGCAACGGCAATGTTTATTATTCTGTATATTACAACGCGGCTAACTTTATTAACAGCATAACCGCGTCTGACGTTGGCAGCATCTACTTCTCAGGCACATTTGCGTCCGGATTTGCCGCCTACTTCAAGCTTTACGGAACAACAATAGTCGCGAAGAAGTCGTATAGCAATACAAGCGGACAGCCTCGATTTGTTGGCGGTGGAAGTAACGACACCGCTTACATGGGCGACACTTTTAACGGGGTTGTTCCTAGCGTAGCCAAGGTGGATTCAAACCTTGCGTTGTTATGGAGGTCGGGAAGCTCTTCGCTTACAAGGGTCACGCAGGTAGTTGAGTCAAACGGTTTTGTTTATGCGGTTGGCACCACCTCTGCCGTTGTTAAATTAAACGCTACCACCGGAGCCTTTGTATGGGCCAAAACGCTATCCTCATCGTTTTTTACCTGCCTTGCGGTTGACAGCTCTGACAACATTTACGCCGGCGGGTATGACTTTACTAACAAACTTGGAATACTATTAAAGATTGACAATAACGGCAATCTAATCTGGCAAAGAAATTTTCTCTTGAGCCCCATAAATGCGGCTTATTACACGACGGTGTCTGCTATAACCGTAAACAATACAAATAATTCTATCTGTGTGCAGGTAACTCCTTCAGGGGCTGGCACCGCAACGTCAATGTTATTTTCTGTGCCGAACAACGGAACGCCAACCGGAACATACACTGTTGGCGGCTCTACTCTTGTCTACGCAATCAATTCAGGGACTCTTTCTTCGGCAACATATACTTTTAGCTCGTTGTCAACTTCTTTGGGCTCACAAACTTACGCAGAAGTTAGCTTGCCTGTATCTGCCTCTACCGCCTCAACCACTTACGACCTTATCTCGGTCCCCTAATGGAGTCACATCATGAGCAAGAAATGGATTCAGGAGGCTATTAAGAAGCCTGGCGCACTGCGAGAGGAACTCGGCGTCAAAGAGGGTAAGAAGATCCCGATGAAGAAGCTAGATAAAGCCGCTCACGCCTCTGGTAAACTTGGGCAGCGCGCACGACTAGCGAAAACCCTTCGAGGCTTTGACTGACATGAATGAAATCCAGATGGGGTTCAACATTCTCGTTGGATTGGTCGCCTTCTTTGGTGGCTGGATCTTGAACAATATCTCCAAGACGCTTGACCGGTTAGATCAAGACGTTCGGAATATGCCCAAGACCTATGTCATTAAAGAGGACTACCGCCGAGATATTGACGAACTGAAGTCCATCTGCCATCAAATTTTTGATCGTCTTGAGAGCAAGGCGGACAAGTAAAGAGGAGGCTAGATCATGGCCGACTTTGACGCTGCATTTGAGAAGATGATCGTTGACGAGGGGGGCTACGTCCTCCACACTGTTCCCGGTGACACGGGCGGGATGACCTATGCTGGAATTGCTAGAAATAAAAACCCCAACTGGCCGGGGTGGAATCTTATTGACCACGAAGAAAAGGGCCCTCTCCTTACTGAGATGGTGCGTAAGTTTTATAAGGCTGAGTTTTGGGACCGTATCCGAGGGGATGAGCTTACGAACCAGCCTATTGCGGAATCGATCTTCAACTTCGGCGTCAACACCGGAATCAACGTCGCGGTAAAGCTGGCGCAGTTAATTGTCGGCGTGACCCCTGATGGCGCTGTTGGACCTAAGACGGTTGAAAAGTTTAATTCTGTTGAGGCGGACTCGTTCAAGAAGGCCTATGCGTTAGCCAAGATCGCCCGCTACGCCGACATCTGCAATAAGAACAAAACCCAGTCTAAATTTTTGCTTGGCTGGATCAACAGAACGCTGAGGGGCCTAAAGTAATGGACTTGACCCAAGAGTACATTAAAGAATGTTTGGATTACAATCCAGAAACTGGAACATTTTTTTGGAGGATTCGTCCAATCAGTCATTTCAAAGACTTGCGCCGCCAACGAATTTTCAACAGGGTTTACGCTGGAAAGCCTTGTGGTCATTTGAACAAACAAGGATATTTGGTTATTCGGGTTGCAGGATTTCTTTGCAAAGCCCACAGGTTGGCGTGGTTATATGTTCATGGCGCCATGCCAAAAGAATTGCTTGACCACATCAATCGAAACCGATCTGATAACAGAATTTGCAATTTACGAGAGGCTTCACCCACGTTAAACGCCCAAAATGCTTCAATTCGTGTCGATAATACAAGCGGCGTTACGGGCGTGTCTTGGCATAAAGTTACAAACAAATGGACTGTTCAAATTAGCAAACGGGGAAAACCGACACATATTGGTGTTTTTGCAACTATTGAAGAAGCAAAAATAGCAAGACTGCAGGCTGAACTTGCGCGAATGGAGATCGCCTGATGGACTTAATCGGGATTGGGGCAATTATTGATGGGGTTGGGAAGGTTGCGGATTCGCTCTACACAACTGACAAAGAAAGGCTTGAGATTGGTCTAAAGGGCCGAGAGCTTGACCTAGAAGAGAAGCGGATTGAGCAGGCGACGGACCTCGCTCAGGTTGAAGTTAACAAGATTGAGGCGAACAACCCCAACGTATTCGTAAGCGGCTGGCGTCCTGCTGTTGGCTGGGTTGGCGTGCTGGGGTTGGCTTATCAGTTCATCGGCTACCCGCTACTGCAGTGGTGCTGGGTCTTTGGGCAGGGAATAGACTGGATACCGAAGGGATTGGCCGCGCCACCGAATCTAGAGGTTGAGCAGCTCATGACGCTACTGGCCGGGTTGCTTGGGTTTGGTGGCATGAGGTCGTTTGAGAAGACTAAGGGCGTAGCCGCAAAGTAAGGAAAGATCATGGCAGCGGTAATGACCTACTCGAGCCTGGTTGATGACATCTCTACCTATCTAGAGCGCACCGACACGGCCACGATTGAGAAGATCCCGACCTTCATCATGCTGGCGGAGCAGGTGATCGCGGCAGAGTTGCAGTTCTTGGGCAACTTGACGGTGGCGACCAGCACGATGACACCCAACGAGCCGACGATCGTAAAGCCCGCTCGCTGGCGCAAGACCGTCTCCATGAACCTGACCAGCAACGGCGTTCGGGAGCCGATCCTGCTGCGAAAGTACGAGTATCTACGCAACTACTGGCCTGACCCGCTGCAGACGGATACCCCAGTGTTTTACTCGGATTATGACTATACGCACTGGTTTGTGGTCCCCACGCCAGACCTCGCCTATAACTACGAGGTTCTGTATTACGAGAGACCGCAGCCGCTTGACATCAATAACCAAACGAACTGGTTCACGCAGTACGCTCCGCAGGCGATGTTGTACGGCAGCCTCCTGCAAGCCATGCCATTCCTTAAGAACGACGAGCGCACCCCGCTTTGGCAGGCACAGTACGACAAGATTATTGCCACACTCAAGACCGAGGACGTGGCGCGAATTGGTGACCGTCAGACAGTAGTGAGGGATTCATAATGAGCTTTATTAGCCCCTTCACCGGCGACGTAATTCAGCCGACCGACGTCTCCTATCGCAGCGTCTCTCTAACGGCCAACACAACGCTTGCGTGGCCTGTTAATGGTAACGCTACAGGCAACGTCGTCGCTCGCATCATGGACGTTACGGCGTCTTCTGCGGGCCTTAATCTGACGCTTCCACCGGCTACCCAGGCATCGGTTGGTTCAGACAGCCTAATCCGTAACGTCGGCAGCAACTCCTTTAACGTCCTAGACAACGCTGGTGGTGCGGTTGCCACGATCGCCGCTGGTCAGGCTCGTTACATCTACATCACGACGAACGCTACTGATGCCGGGACGTGGGGCTCGATTGCGTTTGGTGCGGGTGCCTCTAACGCTGACGCGGCTACGCTTGCAGGGTACGGATTAAGGGCGATTACTACGACGCTCAATACCGCGCACCAGGTCAACACGTTCTCTAATGCGTATACGGCGGTTGCTGCGGACAGGGCGGATACCTTTGTCTGGACGGGCGGCTCGGATACCCTGACGCTTACCTCTGCCGTTACGCTTGGCAACGACTGGTTTATCTTGGTGCGTAACGGTGGCAGCGGAAATCTTGCCGTCGTACCAAGCTCGGGTCAGTTGATTGACGGCTCCGCTTCTATTTCTTTGGCTCCCAGTGATTCGTGCATGATTTGCTGCTCTGGGGCCGCTTTTTATACCGTTGGGCTGGGGAGAAGCACCCAGTTTAACTTTACTCAGTTAACGAAGGCCGTATCTGCGGGGACGTATACCCTGACGGCTACTGAGGCTGCCAACGTCATCCAGAAGTACACCGGGACGGTCGTGAGTCCGGTTACGGTTGTGCTGCCGCAGACGATTCAGGTTTATTACATTACTAACCAGGCGAGCAGTTCAATCACCTTCACGACGGGTGCTGCGGGTGCTGCGACTGTCTCGGTGCCGGGTAGCCAGCAGGTGATCTTGCTCTGTGACTCGGTGAACCTGTTTAACGCCTCCACGATCGCGGTTGGTGGCTCGTCGGTGTCTCTGGTGAGCGGATCGGTTGGCTCTCCCTCTCTGTCTTTCTTGTCTGAGGCCTCGACCGGGATGTATTACGTCGGGACCGGGGAGGTTGGCCTGGCGATTCTCGGCGTCAAGCGTTTTGGCCTCACCGCTACCGGACTGACGATTAGTGGAACCGGCACATTCACGGGCGGGGTATCTGGCGGGGTATTCTGAGATGACTAAGAAGGTTTTTTCTCTAGATACTCAGGCAGGTGTACAACGCGACGGTACGCTGTTTGACAAGAACTTCTATAACGACGGGCGTTGGGTAAGGTTTCAGCGCGGCAGGCCTCGTAAGATCGGCGGCTACCGGATGCTATCTGACCAGCTCACGGGTCCATCTCGAGGGATGTGGACTAACGCTGCGAATGGTGTCAACCAGATTTTCTCGGGCTACAGCGGCGGCCTGCAGGAGCTCGTGATTGACAACAACGGCAACGGTCAGGGTATCCAGAACTTCACGCTATCCAACTTCACTGCTAGCAACAATAACCTCTGGCAGTTTGACGGGTTTTATGACGTCGGCGGTAATGGCGTTGGCTCAATCGTTGCTCATCCAGGTCAGAATCTTGCCGCGATTGATAGTTCCGTCAATACGCCGGTGCTTATTGGAGACATCAACGGCTCTACGATGTCTAAGGTTGGCGTATTCACCAACTCGCTTACGGGGAATAACACTGTAATCGCCACAATTCCTACGGCGAATCCGTTGATTGGTGTTGGGCAGACGGTAACTGGCACGAATATCCCTCCGAATACGACTGTTGTTGGCGTCAATACCACGAATATCACCTTCAACAACGTCATTCCATCGGGGACCGTCACCGCCACCTTTGACAATAACGTGGATGTATCTGGTGGCGTCGTCTCCCTGCACCCTTACCTGTTTGTCTTTGGCAACAACGGATTCCTAAAGAACTGCTCTGCCGGCAACCCTGCGAACTGGGTGGGGCTGGACTCAAACGAGGTTAACGTCGCCACCGGGAAGATTGTGGCTGGGTTAGCGGTTCGAGGCGGTAGCAACTCTCCTTCTGGTCTGTTCTGGAGTCTTGACAGCCTTATTCGGGTCTCATACATCGGCGGGACGGGTACCCCTGCTCAATATTGGCGCTATGAGACGATCTCGGGGCAGACTTCGATTATGTCTAGCCAGTCCGTGATTGAGTACGACGGGATCTATTTCTGGTGCGGCGTTGACCGGTTCATGCTCTACGGCGGGACGGTGAAGGAGATCCCTAACGACTTTAACCAGAACTATTTCTTCGACAACCTTAACTACTCACAGCGGCAGAAGGTTTGGGCCTGCAAGGTGCCGAGGTACGGAGAGATTTGGTGGTTCTACCCTCGCGGAACGTCAACCGAGTGCAACGACGCGATTATCTATAACGTCCGATCCGGGGTATGGTATGACGCTGGGCAGGCTTTAGGGGCAGGCAGGAGCGCCGGCTACTTCTCAATGGTCTTCCCCTACCCAATCATGGCGCAGTCGACCACGATCCCTAGCACGCAGGTATTTACAAACACCTTCACGACGGTGAGCGGTAGCGTCTGGTTAAATGCAGACTTCGCAAGCACTCTGGCAGACCCGCTGCAGGTTATTACGGGCAACAACATTGCTGCCAACACGACGGTGGTTACGGTTGTTGCGAATAGCCTAAAAACGATCGGCGCATTAACGAGCGGCTCAGGGTACACACCAGGTACATACAATGCAACTGCATTAACAGGGGTCGGCGGGATAGGCGCGACGGCAGACATAGTGGTGGATGGAACGGGGGCCGTCACCTCTGTAACGATCGTCAGCAGGGGCTCTGGATACGCTATTGGTGCTGTGTTGTCTGCGAACATACCTGGCGGGGCTGGATTCTCTGTGCCGGTTAGTGCTGTTTATGTTCAGAGCATCCAGATGTCAAACGCTGCAACTGGATCCGGCACCCAGACTCTGACGTTTAGCTCGCCATTAAATCGGATTCGCGTCTATCAGCATGAGTATGGCGTTAATGACGTGACCGGCCAGAACGCGGCGGCGATTGAGTCTTACTTTGAGACAAACGACCTTGGATGGGTATCAGGCGGACCTGCAGCGCCGGCTCCACCTCCGGGTCAGGGCGGAGTAGCCGGAGACAACAAATGGCTGCGTCTAGAGCGTGTGGAGCCCGATTTTGTGCAGACCGGGAACATGAGCCTAGTCATTACGGGTAGGCCTTACGCGCAGTCTGATGATGCTACGTCAGAGCCGTATGTTTTTGGGCCTACGACTGGCAAGATTGACATGAAGGAGCAGAGGCGGGAGTTGAGGTTGCGTTTCATTAGTAACGTGGTGGACGGCAACTATCAGCTCGGTAAAGTGTTGTTAAGTGGAGACTTTGGCGACGTTCGAGGGTACTGATGGCCGTTTTATATGACCCGCGCTATCATACTTTCGTGTCTTGGGCCGACCTGATGGTGGAGCAATTCGCCAGTAATCAGCTTGAGATACCGAACGAGAAGACCGATTGGAAGGCGTGGGGTCAAGGCCTCAAGTCTATCGGGGTCTTCTCTAACGAAGCCGTTCCCGATCCTGATCAGTATGGAAACTGGTCGGACTGGGCCTCTGCACTTATCAACGCGATGAATGGAAATGTCTGACACAATTTTTGTTGGTATCTCATCCTACCGTGACCCGCTCCTAGCCCACACCATCAAAAGCGCCCTAGACAACGCCAAGTACCCTGAGCAGATTAGGTTCGGCGTTGTTGAGCAGGAGATCCCAGAGCGGCGGATTGTTCCTGAATCATTTTGTGGCGCCAACATCACCCATATAGCGATTGACCCCAAGGTATCTCGAGGTGCCTGCTGGGCGAGGTCGTTGCAGATGTCCTTGTTTGACGATGAGGACTGGGTCTTCCAGATTGACTCTCACACCGTCTTTGATTACGGCTGGGACGAGTATTTTGTGGAGATGAGCAAGATACTGATGATGACCAACCCGAAGGTCGTTATCTCGGGCTATCCAAGGGGCTTCATATTTAAGAACGGCAGGTCTGAGAAGGTCCGCGATGACGGGAAGGTGATCGTACACACCTGCACAGAGGACACGAGCTTTGAGCATGGGCCGGTTCTCAACATTCCGCCAAAGGGTATTGACTCCGAGGTCCCGGTGAAGGGCTTTTATATTGGCGCCCAGACCATGTTTGCTCCGGGTCGTTTTATCTATGAGGTCCCTTATGACCCCTATCTTTACTTTAATGGCGAGGAGCACTCCTTAGCGGTGCGGGCGTTTACGTTTGGGTGGGACATTTACCACTGCCCAGGTATGCCGGTATATCACCTTTACGAGACTAGTGACACGGACAGCTACCGCAAAAAGCACTGGGAAGACAAAGAGAACGAAGATCGTAAGGTAAAATGGGGGAATATGGACGTCAGATCTAAGACGCGCCTCGCTGAGATGCTTTTATACGGCAAGGACGTTGGCAGGATCGGCCTTGGTAATGTCAGGACTCTGCAGGAGTTTGCAGAGTTCTCTGGTATTGACTACCCCAATAAGTTCATCCACGAAAAGGCTCGAAAGGGAATTTGGTGATATATGGCTAATGACCTCACTACGCTAAAAGGAGAACTTTATTTAATAAACAAAGCGTCTAGTAATGGTTACGGCAATCGTGCTATGGGGCCGGAGTCCCATATCAATAATATAGCTAATATTCTATATAACGATTATGGTGTAAAGTCTCTAAGGGACATTCAGCCTTATTGGGTTCCTGCAACGCCAAGAATTGACGGCAGGTACGAAAAGCGCCCCACCGGAACGGGGTACTGGAAGCTTACCCCTGCATGGCCCGGAAGCAAAATAAATACAAAAGAATGGGTTGACACATATACATCCGTGTACATCCCCCCGGTTCCGGCCGTCCCTGCACATTGGTCGGACACGCAAGCGGTAAACAAGGCAAACGGCAAGGTAATCCCAATAGGGCAAATTGGCTCTAGCGGAGAGGGAAAGGGCTATACAAACTACAAGCTGATGCCGATCAAGCAGGCGGACGGATCAACTGTCTTCGCGCCAGGACAAGAATGGCATGACTCTAGTGACTTTAACAAGATCGCGCCGTTTCTATTTGTTGGTTTGGCGCTTACCGGGATTGGCGGGGCTCTCGGTGCAGTGGTTGGTTTAGAGGGGGCCGCAGCTAGTGCATTTGGAACGGCTGCAATTTCAACAGCAATCTCCGCCGCTGCAGGAAAAATAGGGGACGTCGGTGATGTTCTTGAGTCATTCGCGAAGGGTTTTGCAGGCAACTATCTAGGCGACCTTGTTGGCAAAGAAATAAGTTCCGTTATTGATTCAACAATCGGGAAAGGGCAGGTATCAGACGTTATTAAAAACGTCGTCACCGGAGGGGCAAAGAGCGCCGTTCAAGCCGTCGTTGATGGGAAAAATTTAGATCAAATCAAAAACGCCTTTGAAAAAGGAGGTGTTGCGGCGGCAATTCCTTCAATACTAGGCAAGGTCCCTGGTTACAATGACCTGTCTGCTGGATCGCAAAGCATTATTTCTAGCGCATTAACAGGCAAGTTAAATGGCAAAACTCCTACCGCCGGGCTAATTCAGTCTGCAATTACCGCGACTGGGGTTGTTGCAGACACCGCCAAGTCGTTAAATCTTGATCCTGCACAAGAAAAGCTGCTGGTATCGGGGCTAACGAATACTGCTATGGCGCTGGCGACAAATAAGCCGATTGATGAAGCGCTTGCAAAAACCTTAATACAGTCGGGCCAGACAGCATTTAATGATTTGGGGAAAAGCTACGCTGGAAAGCTAACCGCAGGGTTAACTGATAGCGTTAAAGCGCAAGTAAAGACGCCGCAGGATTTGGTCACGTTGGCGCAGCAGTCTTCAGACGGGGTAGACCAACTCCTCGAGACAATTAACGCGGCAGACAAACGGCAGAACGCTATTGAGACTCGGCTTGCCGCGATTAAATCTGAAATCAATCCGCAGCTTGAATCTTATCAAAAGGCTGACGCCGAAAGAAACAAACAGTTAACAAATTATTACGACATGATCGGCAGCGGATACTCTGTCGGCGCAATCAATGATCAAATTGACAAGTTAAATTCAGCAACAGAAAAGTTAAATATTGAATCCACCGCTTTGCAAAATAAGTGGTCAAAGTATCAAGACGAGACGAAGAGCCTAAATGATGAGTTAAGCCAGCTCAAGGTCTCGATTCCCAAAAATATAGAGTCCTTCAACCAATTCAAACAAAACCTGCAGGCGGCCGGCACGACGCTAGACGCATTTAATAACGACTTAAAGAGCAAAACCGAGTCTTTAATTGTTAGCAAAGTCGCGCCAGAATTCGACGCAAACGCCTACGCCAAGCTGCACAACATTAGCCCGTCTGAGGCCTATAGCAACTGGATAGGCACGGGGATGACGGCCCCTATCAATGACGCCGAGGTTAAGGCGATGGCCGCCGCCGCACCTCAGAGTGTTATTGAGGGGCTTGCCGATGCGGGAGACGTCAAGGAGGGTTTGGTTGACTCCCACCTGGCGTATGCCATTGCAGCAAGCGCCAAAGACCAACAGGACAAGGCTCAGGAGGCTATCCAGGCCAATATGCAGGGATACGCCAAGGCCGCTTACGAGGCAGCGCAGACCGGCAGCAAGACCTTTAAGTTTACGGGCGAGGATGGCGTCCAGTACACGCTAAACACGCCGAAAGAGCTTTTGCCGCGTACCTATCAAGATGCGCTGCAGACGGCTATCAACAACGGTGATAAGACCTTCAAGTATACCGGCGAGGATGGCAAAGAGTACACGGTCCCGATTGCAAACAACCTGCTGCCCAGAACCTACCAAGACGCGATGCAGGCGGCGAAGCAGCGCGGGGACAATACCTTTCAGTACCTCGGCGAAGACGGAAAACAATACACGGTTGCGGTTCCGCAGGACGTGCAGAAGACGTCGATCGTAACCAAGGCTGCTCCTGCAATTCCAACCGTGTTTGGTTCGTGGAATAAGCCCACCCTAGATCAGTACGAGATACCTCCTGGCGTCAAGCTCGCCACCCCGCAGCAGGTTTACAACGATCGTACCGCGACCCTGATGAAGCTTGAGAACGGAAGCTACGTCTGGATCCAGGTTCAGAGCGATCGCCTTCGAGATCAGAAATACGGCATAACGGATCCGGATTGGGTTAAGGCAAACGATCCCACGGCGTACATAGCAACAATTAAGAACATCCCAACGGATCAGTTACCGGCGTCCCTGCAGAAGACTCAGCCTGGCTACGTTAAAGCCGCAGAGGACTTAATTGGTAAGGCTAAAAACATCGCGCCTAGCGCCGTCATGGATACGGTCTCCATGTTCCTTAATGGTGCGGCGGATGCGGCAAACATTTTTGGTGCGGTTTCTTCGGTTATTTCCGGCACCAAAACAGAGAACACTGCACTGGGTCAGCTTGCCAAAAATTTGACTGGCCTAAGCGATAAGGCCATGAGCGATGACCTCAAGTCTGCCATTGCCGATAATGTGCAGAGGTGGAACGACTCTCGAGGGCTTGGTGGCAGCGTTAGCGCAATCGCCCAGAGCATTTGGGAGAACCCGATCGCAACACTTGGGTTCCAGGTTGGATCCGAGGTCGTTAGCGAGCTGCTCACAGGCGGCACGGCGGGAGTGGGCGCGAAGTTGGCTGGCAAAGCCGCAAGGGGCGCCTACGTTGCTGATGAGTTGGCGGCGAAGGTTGCATCAAGAACCGGGATCGTACTGTCCGAGGCGCCGGAGATTATTGCCGGTACCGCAGGGGCTTTTGATTCAACTTACAACGATGTATACGCCACCGCAATAAAGAATGGCAAAACAGAGGCGCAGGCGGCCCAGATGGCTGCGGATGCTGCGTATAAGGTTGCCGGCGCAAGCTTGGTAACGGGGCTGATTGTCAATGGCAAGAACCCTAACGAACTATCCAATCTTATGTTTGGCGCCAAACCGTCTGCCGCCAAGCAAAACTTTCTAGATGCAACAACGGGGATTTCAAAGGCTTACGCTAATCAGGTTAAGAAGACCGGATTAGAGGAGGCCAAAGATGAATTTGTTGAGCAGTTAATACCAAATGCGGTTCGAGATATTTACAAGGGCGCCAATTTTGGGCTGTCAGCGATTGATCCTGGAAAGAGTTTAACTGAGGCCGCTTATGCGGGGATTATCGGAGGGCTTACTGGATCAACAATCGCCGCTGGTGTTGTGCCCGCTCGGAGCATTGATGATGTAAACAGAAACATTACGGCACTAACCTCTCCTCAAATGCTGACGGCAATTGAAAAGGTTCAGCAAATAAAAGACAATCCCAGGTCTTATACCTTGGCTGAATTGTCAAAGCAAGAAGGCGAAATTATTTCTGCCGCTCACAAAGTTGGAATTTATGACCCAGAAGAAGTAGCCCGCATCGTAATCAGCGCATACCCTAGCGTAAACACAAAGCAATTAGATACCCTGATAGAGGCAGACGCAAAAGCTTCAATCAGGCAATCTGTAATTGACGAAAACCCGGCTGTTAATAATAGCGAACTAGACAGCATTACGTCTGAAAATTACAACAGCGTCTCTGCTTATGTTTACGAAAAAAGGTCCGTTTCTGCGGCGGCTTCCTCAATGGACCCGTCGTCGGCTGCCGCCTATATTAAATCGTTTAGGTCTGCAGAGGCTTCAAATTCCAATTCCCTTGCTTCTTACGGAAAGCAATTAGAGGCGTCGTCTCCAGGGGCGTCAAAATCTCTTTCTTTATCCGCAAACCAAGCTAAAGTATTTTCAATAAGCCAGACCCAGTCATTATCTAAATCAACATCCGTTTCTTTATCGCAATCAAAATACCTCTCTTCTTCGTACTCAGTCTCTTATTCCAGGTCAGAGTCAATTGTCTTCTCAATACACGACTCTATTGCATCATCAAGCGCATGGAACTCCTCTCATGCCGCTTATAACTGGTCAGTGTCTCAATCCACTTCGTCTTCGTTAAGCGCTTCAAGATCAATAAAGGCGTCGCAATCATCTTCGTTAAGCACTTATAAATCAGAGCAATTATCGGCGTCGTCATCACTAAGCCTTTACAAAAAAGGATTGGCATCGCAGACGGTATCAAGCTCGCAATCAAGTTCTATAGCGAGCAGCGCCACTTCTCAGCCAATCAGCTCGTCTTTAAGCGAATTGCGATCTTCAGCTATATCTCAGTCAATATCAAAATCTGAATCTAAAGCTTCTTATCTTTCTAGCTACTCCGCGTCAACGTCATCTTCTACGTCGTCAAGAGCGGCGGAAATATCTGCCTCTAGGTCTAAATCCATAGAAGAATCTGCCGCTAAAAGCTCATATTTTTTGTCATCTTCTTTGTCTGACTCTACTTCTCGAAGCGCTTCAAGATCCAATTTAATTTCGCAGTCAACATCTAAATCAACAATACAGTCGGTATCTAACAGCGCTTACCTGTCTTCGTCTTACTTTGCTGCGTCTTCTACGTCAGTATCCAAATCTGAGGCGGCGGCTCAATCAATTTCAATTTCCAAGTCTGAGGCCGCTTCAAAGGCAAGCGCTTATTATTCTTCTTCTGCAACTTCTGCGTCTGCTGTTAGTGCTTCAAGATCAACTTTTATATCTGAGTCCAAGTCAAAGTCACAATCCGAATACCTTGCAAGAAGCTCCGCTTACTCATCCTCGTTGCTTTCATCCAGTGTTTCTAGATCTGAATATGCATCGCAAGCGCTAGAGAAATCTAAATCAAACTCGGCTTCTCAAGCTGCATATTTGTCTTCTTCTTATGCTGCGGCGTCATCTTCTTCTTTGTCTAGGTCAAACTCAAACTTAAATTCGTCGTCAATTTCTAAGTCTGAATCTACTTCAAGGGCGGCTTCTTATTATTCATCTTCTTCCGCGTCTGCCTCTGCCGTTAGCTCCTCAAAGTTAGCTTTTATATCTGAGTCAAAAGCAAAGTCAGAGTCGGAGTATCTTTCAAGAAGCGCCTCTTATTCTTCCTCATTGGTATCTTTTAACGCCTCTAAGTCAGCATATACATCGCAGTCTTTAGAGAAGTCAATATCGGACTCTGCTTTCCAAAAATCATATTTACTGTCCTCTTACGGCGCCGCATCTTCTTCTTCTACATCCAGATCAATCGCCGCGTCAACCTCTGCATCGCAGTCAAAAGTCGAGGCCACCTCCAAGGCTGTATCTTATTACGCTTCTTCATCGGCATCCGCTTCTTCTGATCTGGCATCAAAATCAAAGTCAATTTCTGAATCAAAGGCATCCAGTTCGGCCCAAGAGGCCATAAAGCTATCCGAAAGAATCGTATCTTATAGTATCTCGCAATCTTTATACTCGTCTTATAGACTCTCCGTTTCAAATTCAAAAGCCGGGATAGTTACGCCAGTGAGTCCATCTCAGACCACACCGGCAAGCTCGTCTCCGAATACATCAGGCACAGCTAACGCCTCAAGCTTATCCGCAAGCGCCAAAATATCGATTAGCAAAAGTATATTAAACTCTACAAACGAAAGCATATTTATTAGCAACAGCCTTTTAGCCTTAACAAATGCGAGCATTCTTGCGGCTAGAAACGAAAAAGTATCGACGAGCAAAAGCATTCTGGCGTCGACAAGCAAAAGTATTCTAAACTCTATAAATCAAAGCGTATTTGTTAGCAATAGCATTCTGGCCTCAACGAGCGCTAGCATATCAACAAGCAAAAGTATCTCAGTCTCAACAAGCGCCAGCATCTCTTTGAGTATAAAAACATCTATAAACACCAACATTCAATCAAGCAAACCGCCCGGCTCTTCCGTGGTAACGACGTCTGCAAGCGGAACGACGTCGGCTCCCGTAACGACTTCTCCTGCTATCACCTCGTCTGCGGTGGAGTCCTCGACCGAGACAGCATCTTCGCCACCCGTAACATCCTCGCCACCCGTAACCTCTTCGCCACCTATAACATCGTCGCCCGCCATAACCTCGCCAAAGGTCACGACACCTCCATCAAGCAGTCGCCCGGCAAGTAGCGGATTTCAATTTAGCACACCCTCAATTGCGCCTGTCACGGACTCCACGTTCTCGGATTATGTTAGGCCTATAATTGGCGGCGCACCGGTATACAAGGGAATCCTTGATCAGTTTTTCAAGAAAGTTGAATCGGACAAACAACCGGAGACTTCTGTGCCCAAACAAGCGTATTACGAGTACGGAGAGTCAACTCCGATTTCTGACATTATTGGCAGCAATGAAGAGGTCGCTCCAGAAGAAGAGCCTGCTTTTGCGGCGGGCGGATTAACGTCTCCGCTAAAAACCTTCTATAAGTCGGGTAAAATACGCCAGGACTTCCGCAAGGGTGATGCCGTCTCAGGGCCTGGTGATGGGCAGTCTGACGACATTCCCGCGATGCTAGCGGATGGCGAGTTTGTTATTCCCGCTGACGTCGTGGCCGCCTTGGGTAACGGCTCAACTAAGGCTGGGAGCGATCAGTTGTACAAGATGATGCACGAAATTCGTAACCGTGCCAGGTCTGCCCACCCGAAGAGCCTTCCACCTAAAGCTCTGTCGCCACTTGATTACCTGAAGCGGAGAAAATAATGGGATTTCTGCAGGGCAACGCGCTCCCAAATGTCACGGAGACCCAAACCACCACCGACAAGCTGCCGGATTGGTATACCAATGTAGCGTCTGGGTTGTCGTCTGTTGGTCAGGATTACCTCAAGAAGACTCCTGATCAATTAACGGCCGCTTACGACCCGATGCAGACGCAGGGTTACGGTCAGGTAGCAGGGGCTGCAGGGGCCTATAAACCGGGCCTGGCAAGCGCAACTCAGACGGCTAATGCTGCCGCAGCCGGGATTACCCCTGAGCGCCTACAGCAGCTTATGAACCCCTACACGCAGAACGTCGTGCAGGAGCTGGCGCGTCAGAGCGGATTGAATCTACAAAGAAACATCCTCCCGCAGATCACCGGTCAGTTTGTTGGCTCAGGTGCATTAGGCTCCTCGCGTTATGCAGGCGCGCTTGGGCAGGCGATGACGGATACCGCGGCAAACTTGTCTGGTGAGCAGGGCAAGCTTTTGTCAAGCGGCTACAGCGACGCCATGAAGAATCTGCTTCAGGAGCAGCAGAATCAGGTTGCCGCAGGTAAGTTGCAAGGCGATCTGGCGGCGCAAGAGCAGGCGTTGGGATTGACTGGTGCTAAAGCCCTGACCACCGCCGGGGCAGAGCGTCAGAAGTATGAGCAGCAGAAGCTTGAGGCGCCCCTCACCGCGGCATCTAACGTCGCAGGGCTCTTGAGAGGGTATACGTTGCCAAACGATAAGACTCAGACAACTGTCAAACCTGGACAGCAGGGCCAGTTTGGCATGAGCGACTTTGAGAAGCTTGGATCAATTGTTTCAGTTCTTGGCGGCACTGACAAAACCAAGTTTCTTGAGGGCCTCAAAAACGCTGGCAACAATGTTAAAGGGTACATTACTAGCTTTATTGGCAGCAATCCTCAATATAACTGGACAAATCTTTCGGGCTGGGGAAGTTATGGCACCGGGTCTGACAATCCAGAGGCGGAATTAGACACGGTTGTTGATCAGTATGCACCCAAAGAACCTTAAGGATCTCTATGGCGACCAAGACTCCTATCATTACCGATGAAGAGCAGCAGCAGCGGCTAGACGAGGCCTATCAGCGGCTTGTTGACTCTCTTGACCAGCGCAAGAATAGAGTCTTCGACCCGACATGGATGGCCGCCGCTCAGGCTTTTGCTACGCCTTCAAAGACGGGTAGCGCATTTGAGGCTATTGGTCGGGTCGCTGGAGCAGTCGGTAAAGCTCAAGAGGCGGAGCAGGCGCAGGAGCAGGGTGTTGCTCAGAAGATGTTTGAGATTGAGCGCCAGCGGATTGAGATGGCGCAGAAGAGGAATCTATACGACGAGGCGGTTAAGGTTGGAAGAGGTGAATCTGCCCCCGGTGGATTACCGCAAGCCGCACCTCAGCCAGCACCACCCAGTCCGTTAGCGGCTGCGGCTCAGGCGCCTGTAGAGTCTGGCCCGGTTACTCCGCCGGTGGTAAAAGCCAGCCCCCTTTCAATGGAGCCCGTTTCTGCGAATACTCCTCCCCTACCTCCTTTAGCGCAAGCAGTCGCACCACAACCTCCTGCAGCGCCACCTCCCGCAGCACCACCTCCTGCAGCACCTCCTCCTGCACAACCTCCTGCTGCGCCGCCGCCCGCTTCCCCTCTTGCCGCTGCCAACGCTGCCGCTGCAAAATACAACCTTTCTCCAGAGGCGAGAAAACTGTTCTTGATGTCATTCAGGGACAGTGGTGATTACACAACGGCGATGTCAAAAGCCCAAGAATATGACAAAAAAGCTCATGAGATGGCGATTGCAGAGCGGAATGCTCTCGTCAACGAAGCCAACTCTGCTCAAAATGCAGTAAGGGTGACGACAGGCGGCAATTTAATGCAAGTCAGCCCAACTGGAACGGTAACCCCTCTGTATCTTGGCAGCGGTAACAAAACGATTATTAACGGCAAAGAATACTTGGCAAATCCAAGGGAGATAAACGATTTAGAGATGGCTCGGCATCGCGGGAATTGGGATGAGGTTAAAAATCTTGAGGCTAAAATTTCAGGGCAAGCGGAGGCTCCTCCATCAACCCCGCCAGCTACCCCAACCGGGCCGCTTTCTGCTGCAAGCAAGCCACCTAAGCCCCCCACAAAGAGGGAGTCGGTAGAGGAGGCGGCGGCAAGAATCGCAGACGAAGAAAGCAAACGGAAAATAAATGAATCGGTGAAGACTGAGCAACTAAAAGAAGAGCAAAAGTTACAAAGAAGTATTGTTGAGTCTAAAGAGGACGCCTCATCTCAAAAACGCAACGCGGAGAGGTTGATTAAAATCTTTTCCGATAAGGGTATTCAAGAGATTCTGGGCCCGACAGCCAAGCCTGGTGTTAAGGCCGCCTTCCTTGAGATTGCTAGCAACCCGCTTGATGTTGCCGGTAACAAGGTTGCCATTACCAATCTACAGAAGGCGCTTGTTCAGTCCAAGGCTACTCAAGAGCAGATTGACAAGCTAAACGTCGCCAACTCAACGCTTCGGTTAGTCGAGCTTTCTACCGCCAAAAGCTTCCTCAAGGGTCAGGGCGCTGTGTCTAACTCTGAGCGCGAGCTGGTTGCGGAAATTAACGGCTCTGTCTACAAGGATCCGGCCAACGCCCTGCTATACAAAGCTCAACTTGCGTTTGCTCAGGCCGACATGAAGGATCGCTACATCAAAACCTTCCAGACCTGGAAAGACAAGCACCCTGATGGCACGGTTGAGCAATTTAACCGGACCGATGCCTATATTCAGATTGAAAGCAGTTACGGTAAGCAGCTTGAGAAAATCGGCGAGACGATTAAGCTAGGCAAGCCCGCGACAAAGACGGAGCCTGAGAAGAAGCCGGAGACGCCAATGTCAACTTTCAGAGAGAAAGCCGCCTCTAAGATTCATTCAATACTTCAGTAATGAGGTCGTCATGCCTTTTTCAGCACAAAACCTCAACGAAAATCAGCAAAAGATTGCTGCTTTAATTTCCGCCAAGGCTGATGAGTTGGGCGTTGATCGCGATTTTGCTTTAGCGTTGGCGCACGCCGAGAGCAGCCTGAATCAGTTTGATGAAAAGAACAAGGTGCTTCTTGGCCCTCCTCCTAAAAACAAAAAAGGGGAGAGGGCTATTGGAGTCATGCAGGTTAAACCGTCAACCGCCAAAGATTATGGTTTTAGCTCTGCAGACCTGCTTGACCCTGAAAAAAATATCACAGCAGGCGTCACCTATCTAAAGAACTTAATTGACCAGAGTGAAGGGGACAAGGCTGTTGCTGCAGCAAAGTACAACTGGGGCCCAGGCCGAGATTTTTTTAAGACCGGCGAAGGCGAGTTGCCAGAGGAAACGGTCAAGTATTTAAGGTCAATTAAGGGATTTGGTGGGTTTGGGGACGCAACTAACCCAGAGCGAGCCACACCGGAACAAACCCCGCCGCCAGAGGAGCCGGTAGAAGTCCCCCCTGCTGCAGAGATCCCAGTCGCGGAGCCAACTGCAGAAACCCCAAAAAGTCCAGAAGAGATCCAGAAAGAGGAGACGGAGGGGCGTAGGGATGACGCCTTAACCGCAGCAGCACTTGGCGGAACCGCGGGTCTTGGCGCTGGTTATGTACGCAAGCAGGCCACTGCAGTTGAGGATCGCATCCTGAGAGAGGAAAAGGCGAGGGCGGCCGCAGCAAGGCAGATAGCCGCGATGGAAGCCAAGGGTGCCCCTCCCAAGGCGCCTGGCAACCTTCCCGCTCCAACTCCACCTGCGCCAGAGAAGCCTGCGCCGCTTAAGGGTGCCCAGTTGTGGGTTAAGAAACTTGGAAATAATATCCCCGACGTGATTGCAGCTCAAGCCGAGACAATGGATAAGGTTAGTCCTCGAGGCGGCCAGACACTGATCAATCAGGATGCTGCTGCGATGGAGAAGATCCGGCAGATGGGTGAGGGCAGGCAGCGTCTGATCGGCGAGGGCATGGGGCAGATGATGGTTCCGCCGGAGGTTGCTGAGGAGAGGGCTAGGGCCGCCGCTGCCGCCGAGGCTAATACTCAGAGGTTGGCCGCGATTGAGCGTGATACGAATGCAGCTCGTGAGGCCAGGCTAGCCGCGCAAGAGGCAAATAGTCCTCTTAATCGTGCCCGAGCCGCTATAACTCAAGTCGCCGAGAGCCCGGTTGGAAGGTTTGGTACTCGAGCTGGGCAGGCAATGTTTAGGTATGCCCCTGTCGTGGGCTATGGTATGGCGGGCGCATCAATGGGCAAGAGCGCCGAGGAGATGAGGCAGGCCTTGGAGCGCAAGGAGTACATTGACGCCCTGCTAGCCGCCGCTCAGATGGCTACCACGGGCGCATCAATGGTACCGCCACTTGCCCCGTTCGCTGTTCCTGCAGACATCGGGCTCGGCGCCTACCGCATGGGCAAAGAATATTTTAGGGATTAAGTAAAAAAGTTCACACAAGCGGAGCGAATCTGTGTAGAGTGTGCCTCATCAACACCGGAGGACACCATGAACACAGCAAAACGACTCAGCAACGCATACGACTTCGATCACGGCAAGATCGCCAAGGCCATCGCAGACCACCGCGCCGAGGAGTACCTCGAGCTCAACATCGGCAAGAAGGCAGGCCACAAATACTGGGTCTTCCCAGACTTCTCCGTGCTCGTTGAGGACCCAAACGGCTTTATGTACCCAGACAGCTACGACTGGGTTTACGACGAGCTGGTCACCGCACGCTTTGAATGTGGCGACCTCAACATCGACGAGTGGGCAGAGGAGATGGGCAAGGGCGTCGACCGTATTTTCTACTGATGGTCGTTCTTCAATTGCCAGAAGGAGAGGAGGTGGCAGAACATACGCCACCCCTTCTCCATGTCATCCTCGGTCCACTCTTGGATGCAGGCTAGACCCGGCCTAGAACGGGATACAAACACGTTAGCGCAGACCGCCTTAGGCATACCCAGCCCAACACGATAGGCGGCCAACTGCATCATGTTCTCGTCGTAGTTAACGATCTCAGATTGAGATTCAAAGTCCTTAGTCTTGACGTCCAGCACGATGCCCTCTGTGTGCAGGTCAACGCGGCCACCAAATCCCATCTCATGCGCGAAGGACCGCTCAGGGATCCAGGTGCGCTCGCCGTATGCCATCTTGATGACGTCAGTGGCCCCGGTAACGTGCTCGGCGTAAGCGTCCGGGTAATTGGTCTGCTCGTAGAAGTGCTCGATCGCGTTATGGATACGGGTCCCCTCCGCCGAGGCAGAGCGCGACGACTCCTGGCTGTCCTTAATGATGCGGGAGATGTAGCTGTCGTCGTCCTCGCCCTCGTTGCGGGTCACCGTAAGCGCCGAGAGCAGTACCTGACGCTGCATCCAGATGTTAAGTCCGGGCTTTGCGGTGACGCCGGTGACGGTAGTAACAGAGGGTACGAGGTCCTTCTTCCTGGCGTCCCTCATCGTGGTCGGGCGATCCTTACCGTTTAGACCTGTTTGGGTATAAGCAGGGTCACCATCGCGGGTATACCAGTGCCCGCCGCTCTGCTCAAACTTAGAAATAATCATTGAGTGTCCTGTAATATTTACCAAACCCTTCGTCACGCAGCGCGGCCAGCTCCTTAGGCGATCGGAAACCTTCGACCGCACCCTCTGAGGTCACCTTGAACCTCACCTCGGGGAATTCACAACGCCGCTCGGCCAGCATCTTCTCCTTGAACTCGGCCTTGCAGTCGTTGCAGAAACCGTGACCCGCCGCTGGGTGAGAGACTCGGGCCATCTCTAGCCACTCTGCGTACTGCTCACGGCTCTCAAAACACAGCGGGAATTTACGCATTCTGTTCTTTCTTCAATCGCGCAATCTCCTGCTCGCGGTCACTTAGCTTTTGAATCAGGCTGTAGTTAATCTCCATCCAGAGGTCGCCCTTGCGGGTACGCTCATCGTGGTCCCGCTTCATCATCTCAAACAGTCGCTCGGCAATCTCAATCTGCCGCGCCATAAACGAGTTCATAGATCCCCCACGTTAATCAATTGGCCCCGAAACTCAACGTGATCGTCGTCCCACCGGTGAACAATCTCCGGCCACAGTAGCTCAGAATCCGCAAACGTCAAAACGGCAAAACCCGATCGCCAGTTGGTCGGGTTCATCTCCAGATAATCAATAAACTGAGGCCCGTCCACCTCAGCAAGCGTACCGGTGTCCACGCCGTACCTGTTGCCCCGCAGATCCGCATACGGCGTGACCTTGAGCGAGTGCAGGTGCCCGGTGACGATCGAGACTCCAGCGGCTACCGTGTTGGCGTGAGTGGCGTGGATGCCACCCTTATACCGATGCTTCACGATCACGTCATTCGTCGGCCAGCAACTCCAGCAGGGGTGCCAGGCGGGAAAGTGATCCTTCAACGAGAACCCGGCGATGTTCTCAAACTCGTGAGCCGCCTGAGCAAGACGATTCTCAAACCGGGCGTCGTGGTTACCCAACGGCCAGACCAACTGCACATTGTGGCGGGCCTCTTTCGCTGCCGTCTCAATCTCCTCTAACGAGGCCTGGCAAGCGTTTAGCTCTTCCTTAAGCGACGGCCTATGCGTCCACCCGATACGCGGATAGCGGCTGATTGAGGCCCCGTCAAAGGCGTCCCCGTTGTTGATGACGGCGTAGGGCTTAAGCTCCTTGATCGCCCACAGCAAACCTTTGAATGCGGTGGAGCGGATGCCAGGCCAGAAGTGTGCGTCGGAAAAGACGATGACGGTTCCGGTGGTGATCCCTAGCCGGTGCTCCGCCTTGACGATGTGTGGCGCCCGTAATGGAGGAGGGATCTTTGCCGTGTTTATACGACGACGTAATGATCTTTCATTGACGCCCAGTACCCGAGACGCTGCGGCTACTGAGCCAGCACTCCGGATTGCAGCCTCAATCTGTTGGTCGGAGTGCTTCTGCATCGCTACTCCGCCATTTCAAACTCGCCGCAGTACGATGTGTTTTCTGTACGCGGGAACAATGACGTTGGCAGTATCGATCCATCTTCTTCGGAGACGACGTTCATGATCGTTGGCGGGTAACGGCGGCACTCCCCGCTTGCCTCTTCATCCTGATACCAGTAGGCGCAGGTTGCACAGGCCACGTCATCCTCTTCGCCGTCCGCATAACCCTGCTCGGGCTGCTCTTCGGGCTGGATCTCCTCTCCGGCTGCGATGATGCGGAAGGACCACTCTTCTTTCAGTGCTGACATAGAAAACTCCTAAACGGTTATTGATTCAAGTTCGTCGGTCACGCCAGGAATATCGTTAACCGAGGCGACGATACCCATCGAGTAAATGTTAACAAAATGATCCTCTTGATTCTCAAAAAAATTGGTCTTCTTGAAGATCGGTTCATTAAACGACCAGACCTTGTAGTCCGACATAAACTGCCGAATATAAAAGTTAATCGTCTTCTGAACGTGAGGGTTGTACTCCAAATAAATGACCGGCTTGTGACGCTTAATTGTTTCATAAGCACCGAGCATCGTCTGCGGCTCAAACCCCTCTGCGTCAACCTTGATGTAATCGCACCTCTCAAGGTTTAGGTCGTCGATCTTTACGACCGGGACACGCTTACCCTCAAGACCGCCAACCGTCACCGCGCCGAAGTTGTATTCGCTTCCGATCTCAATCTCGGGGACCATAATCGTCGAAACCTGATCACCCACCGCGGCGTGGACAGCATTGACGTTAAAGACCTCGTTACAGACTAGGTTGGCGCACAGCATCTGAAAGATCAAACGCTGCGGCTCAAACGCATACAGAACCCCTTCAGGGCCGATGTGGTGAGCAAGCGGCACGGTGTGGCTGCCGATGTTTGCCCCGACCTCCACAATGACTCCGCCCTCCGGGACGACAGAGCGGGAGAAGTCAACAAGCCGCTGCTCCCACTCGCCGTACTGCTCAAGACACTTGCCGATGTAGGTATCCTGAGCCGGATAAAAGAACTTACCCTCTCGAGCCTCAATCATTGCAATTTTGTGGCTCATTTTGCCCTCGAGATCAAGAACACCTCAACGCCCCACGCCTCAGAGAGCTTGCGCTCAATTGAGTTCAGCACCTTATGGTCGGCGAATGCAGAGATCGGAGGACGCCTAATCGTGATGTCGATTGCCCACGGCGTGCTCTGCAGCATCACCTGTTTCGCCATCCCAGTCAGGCCCACGTCCTTGATCACCTTATCGAAGAAGAGGTTGTTTGAGGGTTTAGGCTCGTCGTACTTAGCGGACTCAATCTCCATCATCGCCGCCCGCAGCTCGTCAGTAAACTCCATTGCGATCCTCCATGCGGTTGGATATAACCGCTACCAGTCCACAACACCCCAGCAGCACGACGGCGACGATCGTCTCGCCAGCCAACGCGCAGGCCAGGCCCATTCCGAATAAAATTGCGCTTGCCATGATCAGAACGGGATGTCGTCGTCTTCAACCACCGCCGTCGAGAAGTTCACCGGAACCTTCTTCTGGTTCCACTCGGGGCAGGCCATGATCTTCTCCTTGAGGCGGTCGTTAAGCTTCTCAAAGACGGTCATGTTCCGATCGTCAAGGCTCCAGTAGTCAACCTCGTTGTACGGCGTTGGGAGATTCTTCTTAAGCGTGGCGTGGACCGGGCTAACGCTGCTCACCTTGGAGTAGGAGCGCCCCGTTGCGCCGATCTTCTCCTCCACGGTCAACATACACCACTGCCCGAGGATGTTCTGCATTTTGAATCCCTTCTCCTCCTCCGGCGTAAAGTCACGGCCGCGCCATGCACGCAGGGTCTTACGCAGCGTGGCGTTCTCATTCATGGAGGCGGTGTAGGTCTGGCTGATGCTCATCGGCTCGCCCTTGCCGATCGTGAGAGGGTTGCCGTCTGCGTCATCGCCGTGGACCTCCCACTGGATCAGGACGATGTGGCGCTTGCTAACCTCGCCGTCGTAGGTGTTGGTTTGCGTTCCCATGTCGACGAATCGGTAGCATCGCGCGAGGTAGGTTCCGCTCGGTACTGGCTTGTAAGTGCTCTCGGATTGCTTGCTTAGGATCATGATTTTCCTTGATTAAATGTGCCGCGGATCGGGCAAGGCGGACTCTACACTGCTAAAAAAAAATGTCAACACCCCCCTTGACGCCGTGCTAGAAAAACGACAACCTGCCGCACCAAGGAGGAAAACCGATGAACTGGTACAAGTGGCGGATGACCGAGTATGCGGCGATGACCCGGCATCTATCTGACGGCGAGGACCTAGCGCTGCGTCGCATCATTGACCTTTACTACACCCTCAGGCACCCATTACCGCTAGACCCAACCTGGACCGCCAAGAGGATTCAGTTTGAGCGGTACGACGTGGTGAGCGACGTCCTACAAGAGTTCTTAAAACGCACCGACGAGGGCTGGGTCTACCCTCAAGCCGAAGAGGACATCGCCAACTTCGAGGACAAGGTGCAGAAGGCGAGGACGGCTGCAGAGCAACGCTGGATGCGGACGCATAGCGAACGTAATGCAGAAGAGAGAAGAGAAGATAAGAACAGAGAAGAAAAAAACAATATGGCCGCTAACGCTGATCGTTTTATGGAATTCTGGAATGCGTGGCCGCCAGGAAAGCGCAAGTACGACAAAACCGGCGCTCTAAGAACATGGGCTCGTTACAAGCTTGACCCGTACGCCGATACAATCATCGCCCACGTCGAGCGGCAGAAGGCGTCGCAGTCGTGGCTCGAGGGCTACATCCCGGCACCAACGACCTACCTCAACCAGGCGAGGTGGGAGGCGGACGCCAACGCAATACCAGTGAGGCGTGGAAAATGATTGATAATGTGCTCTCTCGCCTAGACCGGGTAAGCGGCAGGAACGGCTCCTGGACCGCGAAGTGCCCGGCTCACCAAGACAAATCCCCATCGCTTGCCATCGCGGAGCGTGACGGGGTTGTTCTCCTCCACTGTTTTGCGGGGTGCTCTGCCTATGAAATATGTTCTGCGATCGGCCTGGAGATGTCTGATCTCTTTCCGGAGCGCGTGGAGACGGGTAAGCCGAAACCTAAGTTCTTCTCCAAGGACCTACTGAAGATCATTCACTTCGAGGCGTGTGTCGTCATGATGCTGGCCTCTGATGTTGCGAATGGAAAATCTATCTCCCAGGACGACCTAAACCGCGCCTGGCTTGCCTACGAGAGGATTGATGAAGCTCTCAAATTCGCTTGACGGTATTGAGGCTCGAGCACGGGCCCTTGACGAAAACAGACGTTTAAGGAAGGAGGAGATTGATGTCGACAGATACGAAAAGATAAGCGAAATTAAACTCAAGGTCCGGGAGGCCAGCGCCTATCTCCTTGACATACTCGACAGCCGCAACCAGCCAGCGCCACCTAAACCGCTGCAGATGCCGTGGCAAAAGACGCACGGTGACTTTGAGTATCGGCTGGGTGAGGTAACCGTCTACGCCGGGTCTAACGGTGGCGGCAAGTCCCTGCTAACGGGTCAGGTTGCTCTTAGCCTCGTGCAGCAGGGCGAGAAGGTCTGCATAGCGTCATTCGAGATGAAGCCGACCCGTACCCTATCCCGGATGCTGCGTCAGTTCAGCGGAGAGAATACGGAGGGGCTAATGTACCCTCAGGAGCGCCTTACGAGCACCGTGATGGCGTTTGATTCGTTCTCTGCTAGCAAACTGTGGCTCTACGATCAACAGGGCACCACCGACGCCAGGACGGTGATTGCGATGGCCCGCTACTGCGCGATGGAGTTGGGAATTCGCCACGTTTTCATTGATTCGCTCATGAAGTGTGTACATGGCGAGGACGACTACAACGCGCAGAAGGGTTTCATTAACGAGCTGACGGCGCTGGCTCGAGACCATAACGTCCACGTCCACCTCGTGCACCACATTCGCAAGCTCGCGAGTGAGGAGATGCAGCCTAACAAGTTTGACCTCAAGGGCTCGGGGGCGATCACCGATCAGGTTGATAACGTCTTTCTAATTTGGCGTAACAAGAAGAAGGAGATGGCGGTAAAGGCGGGCGGCAGCTACACCCCGTATGAGTACGACCTGATGCTGATGTGCGAGAAGCAGCGCAACGGAGACTGCGAGGAGTGGTATCAGTTGTGGTATCACCGCGACAGCCAGTCGTTTTGTGACAACGCAGAGATGACCCTCATTAAATATGATTGAACTCACCTTACCCTGGCCGCCCTCGGTCAATAATTATTGGAAGAAATGGCGCAACCGGATGGTGATCTCCGAAGGCGGGAGGCTCTACCGGGAGGCTGTGGCGCTGCAGGTATCGATGCAGGCCCCTAACACGAGTCTGGAGTGCCCTCTCGTGGTGGAGATTGAGGCATGGCGCCCTGACCGTCGCAAAAGGGATCTTGACAATCTCTGCAAGGCGACGTTAGATGCTCTTGCGACGGCCGGAGTGTACCGGGACGACTCGCAGATTCAGGATCTAAGGATTTATTGGGCAGAGCACCTGGGCGGAATGCTCAAGGTCAAAATCAAGGAGCGCAAGCGTGGTGAAGAACGAGTGGACGAAGGGGTTTGATGCTGGGGTGGCGATCATGCTGCTCGAGATACAGGACTACATGGATCTAAGGCCGGAGCAGGAGTCGGTGCTGCTGCCGCTGCTAGATCATCTTCGACAGGAGGAGCCTATTAGGGTTTCCCCTAGTGAAGAAAGTTGAAAAAAGTTCACACAAGACGGAAGTTCTTCGGTAGGATTCTCACATCGCAACCGGAGAACCACCATGAACACCACCGAAATCAACGCAGTAGACACCCTCGGCGCACTCTTGGCCCAGATCGCAACCCTCACCGCACAGGCTGACGCCATCAAGGACCAGCTCAAGGATAGCGCCACGATGCCTGGCGGCTCGAAGGTGTTTGAGGGTGCGCTGTTTAAGGCAACCCACTCTGAAGCAAACCGGTCTACCGTTGACTGGAAGGCTCTGGTCAAGTCCTGCGGCATCAGCGAGAGCAAGATCGCTGAGTTCACCAAGACGACCGCGGTGTTCTCGATCAAGGTCACCAGCCGGTGATTTTTCTAGCAGGGGCCCTGTTCGCAAGCGGGGCCCTTTTTCATTTCTTATTTTGGGTGACGAGATGATTAACGTCGCAGAGAGCATTGTAGAGGTTGGATTACTTGCCAGGAAGTTACAGGAGGTCTGTGCTTTCTCTGAGCCAGATCGTGAAGTTGTCGACGACCTGGTTTCCCAATTATTATTTCATTGTTCAAGGATTTACGTTGAGAGCAATGAAGTTACTAGATTTGAGAAACCATTTTGGCAAACGGGGCAACTCCTCAGCTAGGTCGGTAGGCGAGGAGGAGCTTGTTGAGGCGATGCAGTTTATGTCGTCCAAGAACAAGCGAATCAAGGTCTATAGCAACTATGGCTTTGTCAATCAATCCCACAAATTCCCTTGCAGGATCCAGTTTATTGAGGGGCGTCGTATGCCTGACGACTCTTGGGACTGGACGATTGGATGGGAGTCTGGGGCCAGGAAAAACGGAATCGGTGAAAGGATAATCGTGACATGATGCGTGATATTGAGTGGAAGAAGTGGCGGGATCAGATCATGAAAAACGACGGCAGTTATCACCCCCTTGAGGAGGCTCTATACAAGGCCTGGTGCGCCGCATGGGACTCCGCCGTGCATTGTTATGAGGACGCCAAGCCAAACCTGCGTCTTGGGCAGCGTGGAATCATCAAGCTTGCGATGGACGCCGGGCTAGTGGAGCGTAGCGAGATTGGCGGCCACTACGTCTGCGGTGAGGTCGAGGAGGTGGTGGACTTCGCCAGGCTGATTGAGGACGCCCATGCAATATGAGCAGATTATTACGGACTACCTTGACGACAAGGGCGAGATGTTCGTAACCGAGATGCGGATACCGGATATGTTGCGCTCGACGCTTAACTCGCGTCTGTCTGTGATGGCGCAGGCCGGCAAGATCAATCGGCGGCAGGAGTGGCACGAGGGGTTTCGCAAGAAGTGCTGGATGTATAGCCTGCCAAACCGTGAGAAGGTTTACAAGGGTGCGAGTCCGTATAAAGGGGAGCCGGAATATGCCTACATTCTCAGAAATTTTTTCAGAGCAGCCTGAGTGCTACGTCGATACGCCAGAGGTCCTCAAACAGGCGTACAAGGCCGGGTACGCGGATGCGATGGGATGGAAGCGTGACAACTACCTCGAGGACGTCGGCTGGATTGGCCTGACGGATGAGGAGATTGACCCCGCCGCAGAGCAGTCAGATAACTATGCGGCATTTCATAGTGGGGTTCGGTTTGCGGAAGCAAAGCTGAGGGAAAAGAACGCATGAACCGCGAAGACATCATCCGCATGGCGCGGGAGGCGGAAATTCCCGGATCGTGGGACTTAAATTGGTTTGACCCATATCTTGATCGCTTTGCCGCTCTTGTCGCCGCGCATGAACGGGAGGTGCCCGTCATGACTGAGTTAGTGATTGATTGTCCTCGCTGCGGCCACTGCTGCCCAGAGCGCCAGTGGGTCGGGCTGACGGATGAGGAAGTGCAGTACATTGCTGATAGCGAGTATGAAGAGACGTTTGTTCGTTTAATTGAAGCCAAACTCAAGGAGAAGAATGGTGGATGATTTAGTTCATCGCCTACGCAAACGAGCAGAGATTCGCAGGCAGATCAGCACCCGCAAGTCTGTGCAAGAGGGCCAACCAGACCGTATTTCTGACTTGTTGGATGAGGCTGCTGATGCTTTGGAGAAGCGCCAGTTGAGTTGTTTGATGGGCAAGGAATCTAACGATGATCAGATACGGAATCCTTGACGACGAGGGCAAGGTTGTCCGGTGGGTCTGGGTCAAGCCGCCCTACCCGCACATCGTGAGCAGACCTAAACGTAAACCGAAGTTCGACTTCACTAATTTTGAGCCGGCACCATTTTGATAAACAAAAACTGTCAGCAGTGCAGGGTCCACCCGGCGCTATACAAGGTCCCCACGCTCAAGGGCAACGGGTTCAGGTGGAAATGTGAGGCCTGCTACAAGCGCAGGGTACCAAGCGGGATCAGGGAGAAGATTGCGTGACCGACCTCATTAACAACCCTCCCCACTACACCGCGGGAGGGATCGAGACTATCGACTATATGCGGGCCAAGGCGAGCCCAGAGGAGTTTAGGGGATACCTTCGCCTCAACGCCCTTAAATATCTCTCTAGGGCCGGCCTGAAGGGTGATGCTGTGGAGGACCTGCGTAAGTGTGCCTGGTACGTTAACCGGCTGATCGAGGAGATGAGGTGAGGTTTCCCGATCAGAACATTTCCGCACCTGAAAGTGGCGCCGGCATCACAAACTTCCCGATCGGGGCGGAGTCGAGATGAACTGCCCTAGTTGCAACCTCAAGACGCGCACGATCGACACCAGGCAGTATTACGAGCCGACACTGAGCTTCAACTGGGCAGCCCGCCGTATCAAGTGCGAGGGGTGCGGCCTGATCAGTAAGACCGTTGAGCTGCCCCACGAGGACTACGAGATGCTCTACCTGGCGTATGTTGGGACTAAGGGTTTTCCCTAGTAAAAAAAGTTCAAAAAAGTTCACACAAGCGCCGTCCTTTGTGGGAGTATCTGTCTACGGTCACTACCGATCGCAAACAACCAGAGGACAGAGAAAATGAAAGTCACCAACGCAACAAAAGAAGCCTGCGAGGCAATCCGCATGATCCGCCAAGGGGATAAGTGGGTGCTGGTGCATCCGTACTATCCAGGACAGCTTCAGGGGCCGAGCACGCACAGCCAGCCGGATAGTTACGACGTTATCCGAGAGCAAATGGCTAACTGTCGGGCGTCCCTCGTTATGCACTTAATGGGTGTCTGGACGCTAGACATCGAGTTTTTGATTGAGGAAACGCGTGGCAACCTGAACGAAAAGATTGCTGCCGCGTTGCGGTATCACCGCGAGGTTGAGATCCCCCATCTTGCGTGGATGAATCAAGCCTGAACCAACAAGGGTCCATCTTGGCTCCATCATGGTTACCATGAAGGTAGTCGCAATCAACGCAATAACGGAGGAATGGTGAACGCAATCAGAGTACGGACGCAGGTCTACAAGCTTGGAAGGGCAATCTTCTACCCCAGCAACTTCAAGGGGTACTACAGCTTCCCAGGTAACCGCCTGATCACCGAGTGGGAGCTGTTACGAAGGGGCGCCACGGTAGACTACGAGATGCTGTGGCCTGCAGCGTAATAAAATGAGTGACCCGTTTAAGATTTCTGGACCAACCTGCATATCATTTTCCGGCGGGAGAACGTCCGCCTATATGTTATGGAGGACACTGGAAGCTAACAACGGGTTGCCTGATGAGGCAAGAGTCTGCTTCCAGAACACCGGTAAAGAACGAGAAGAGACACTTAGATTTGTGAATGAATGTTCTGTGAGGTGGGGAGTAGAGATAGATTGGTTGGAGTTCAGAGACTCCGAGACCAAGTTTGAGAAGGTCACGTTTGAGACGGCCAGTAGGAACGGTGAGCCATTCGAGGCCGTCATCCGTAAACGTAAGTACCTGCCGAACCCGTTGGTGAGGTTCTGCACCGTAGAATTGAAGGTGAGAACCTGCCACCGATACTTAAAGTCTCTAGGTTGGGACGAATGGGAAAGCTGGATCGGCATCAGGGCAGACGAGCAACGCAGGCTTGCGAAGATCAAGAACCAAGACTACGGGCGGCATGAAACCAAGTACGCTCCCTGCGGCATTGCAGGCATCACCAAACACGACGTAGCGAAGTTCTGGAAGGAACAACTCTTCGACCTAGAGCTGGACAACATCAACGGGGAGACACCCTGGGGAAACTGTGACCTATGTTTTTTGAAGAATACGAATAAGGTCATGAGTCTAATTTCAAGAGAACCAGAGCGAGCATTGTGGTGGGCCAAGATGGAAACCATCACAGAACCTGACAAACCATCCGGTGGTTTCTTCCGCACAGACCGTCCGTCCTATCAAGCGATGATGGACGCGGCCAAGAGTCAGGTAGATATGTTCGACCAGAGCGAGGACATCTCGTGTTTCTGCGGCGATTAGCGCTGCTTCTTTTTGTGTCATAATCTGATCTCGCTCCCATGCGGTACGTCGGTGGTGGGAGCTTGCAAACCCCGTTACACGAGCGAGCCAGAGCGGGGGCGGTGGGCGAATCCTAGAGCCGGGTGGTTGAAATAAGTCTGGGAAAAGCGTTGCCTAAGGAGCAGTGCAAAGCGGTCCCGTGTCTCTATATTGATACGGTAAGGACTTGCATTGCCTAAGATAAGAATAGAATAGATTGATAGATAGATATATAGCGTGTTTTTTTTTGATCAAAAACAAAGAGCACCCAGCACTTTGCGGAGGCATAAAATATGCACAAAATTACGGATGAGAGTAAGGAAAAGGTAAGGAAACTTGCTGCTGCAGGTATTAGGTTTGAGGATATTGCCGCGAAGCTTGGTATATCTAGTGACACCCTTACGCGTAGATATAGGCAGGAGTTAGATGACGGTAGGATTGACGCTAACGCTGCTATTGGAGAGACTTTGTATCAGCAGGCTAAGAATGGTAATACTGCTGCGATGATCTTCTGGCTAAAGACTCAGGGTGGCTGGCGTGAGAAGAACCACGTTGAGGTTACTGGTGAGAATGGTGGCCCTGTTAAGGTAGACACCTCAATCTTTAATGCCATCATCACCAACCTTGAAGCGAAGCGTCAGATAGAGACAAATGAGTGATGCTGCCCTTATTGCGGCACTTAAGGATCCGGATTTAGCGAAGCAGTTCGCCGCCCTTCCTGAGGTTGATAGGGCTGCGTTTGAGTGGCGTGCTAAGTGGCTAACGCAGGCACATAAGCATCAGATAATGCCACCTGGGGACTGGTGGAGTATTTGGCTTTTGTGCGCTGGGAGGGGAGCCGGCAAGACGAGATTAGCCGCGGAGCAGATAGGGTGGCTTACATGGTCCAACCCAGGGACTCGAGCGTTAGTAGCCGCCCCAACCTCCTCTGACGTCCGTGGCACCTGCTTTGAGGGTGATAGCGGGCTGCTCAATGTAATACCGCCTGCGCTGATTGAGGACTACAACAAGAGCCTGCACGAGCTGCGCCTAAAGAATGGCAGCCTCATCAAGGGTATCCCAGCAAGCGAGCCGGAGCGCTTCCGAGGCCCTCAGTTCCATTTTGCCTGGGCTGATGAGCTAGCCGCCTGGGACTACCTGCAAGAGGCGTGGGACCAGATCCAGTTCGGGTTGCGGCTGGGTAAGCGCACGATCATGATCTGCACCACCACGCCGAGGCCCAAGGATCTGATCATTGACCTCATCGGCAGGGATGGTGAGGATGTGGTGGTAACGACCGCCTCCACCTACACCAACCTATCCAACCTGAGCCAGAACTTCCAGAAGCAGATCCTGCAATATGAGGGCACGAAGTTAGGAAGGCAGGAGATTTACGCCGAGATTATTGATCCCGAGGAGTCTGGGATTGTTAAGCGGGATATGTTTAAGCTGTGGCCTGTTGATAAGCCATTCCCGCGGTTTGAGTACATTATTCAGAGTTATGATTGCGCCTACACAGAGAAGACGCATAACGATCCGACTGCCTGCATTACCTTTGGCGTATTCAAGCCGCTTGATAGTCCGATGGCGGTAATGGTAATTGATTGCTGGCAAGACCGATTACAATACCCAGACCTGCGCCCTAAGGTAGTTGAGGAGTTCGAGAATGTTTACGGTGAAGGCAAGGATCGCAAGCGTGTTGATCTCATCCTGGTTGAAGATAAGTCAGCCGGGATTAGCCTCATCCAAGACCTACAAAGGGCCCATCTCCCCGTGCGTTCGTACAACCCCGGCGGGGCGGATAAGATGCAGCGCCTGAACATCGTATCCAACATCATCGCCCGCGGCAGGGTATGGATACCGGAGAGCAGCACCAGGCCGGGATTCGTGAGGGACTGGGCAGAGGGTATGGTTAGCCAGCTCTGCTCGTTCCCTGACACGACCCACGATGATTTCGTCGACGCGTGCGTTGATTCATTGACTCAAGTTTCAATGGCTAACGGGACAAAGGCGATCAAGGATATTCGCGTTGGCGATATGGTCATGACCCCAAAGGGATTGCGGCGTGTTGAGGCTGTCCACGATAACGGAATCAAAGAGGTTTGGTTTGTTGATGGATTGCTAGCAACCGCAGACCATTTGGTGTGGACCCAGCTTGGATGGACTCGGGTTGACCGCTTGATTCAAGGTGTTCATAATGTCTCCTTTAACAGGGAGGCTTTATGGGATTCAAATCAAAGGGCGTCGCGGTGGAGTCGGTTGTTTTTAATGGCAGAAAGTACAACCGCTATCCTGAGAGCAGCAATCCGGCGCATCGAAAGTATTTTGCAAGAGCCGGCCACCGTCTTCATCGGGATGTTTGGATTTTTCACAACGGGCCCATTCCAGAGGGTATGCACGTCCACCACATTGACGGCAACACGGCCAACAATGACATCTCCAATCTTGCCTGCGTCACAAGAGCAGAGCACTGGGATGAGCATCGGGCCGAGTTGTCTGAACGAAGCAAAAGCCCAAAGCAGCTTGAGCATCTCGCAAGGATCCGGGGCAGCGCGGCGCAGTGGCATAGATCCGCTGAAGGTATTGAGTGGCATCGGCAGCACACAAGTAGGTCATTGGCAAAAACCTGGGGTGTCCCTCGGGCATACGTTGAAAAACCTTTCCAGTGCTTTTGGTGCGGCGTTCAAGGGCTGCGTAAATTGGATACAAAACGCTTTTGCTCTACAACCTGCCAAAACGCCGAGTCACGTTTCCGTCTCGGTAAAACGAGTTACCAGCACCCATATCACGCGGCACGTCTTTGACCTTACGGTTGAGGGCGAGCATTGCTATTACGCCAACGGGATGCTCGTACACAATTGCTCGCAAGGGCTTAGGTTCCTGCGTGACTCTGGCTGGATTGATATTGATCCGCCACCTCGAGATACTTACGACGACGACGACTACGCCGACTCCAGCGCAGGCAAGAAGCGCGTCAACCCCTACGCAATTTAGGTGACCTATGGGCGATCGGAGCATGGACAGGTTTGGTTACGCGGAGAGGACGATCGCCAACCTGATGAAGCAGCCTGAGACAAAGGCGGAGAAGAGGAACCTTACCACCGCGGAGAAGGCGCAGGCTTTCCTTGAGGAGCAGCTACGCCAGATCACCACCCCGGAGCGGGCACGCAGGCTTTCCATGACGGCCTTTGGCGGCCCCCAGAGTGGTATCCCTGGTGGTATGGGCGCAGTCGACTTCGTGCCGTTCCTGGGCTCCGCTAAGGGGGTTGAGGAGGGTGCCCGCGACGTCAACCAGGCGGCCTACGATTTGGAGTCTGGCCGGTATGGTGACGCCCTTCGCAACTATGGAGCCGCTGTGCTTGGGGTTCTGCCTGGTGCTGCTGGGGCGGTCAAGGTTGCTCCCGGTCTTGCCAAGGCAATCAAGGCGGCCCCACAGGATGAGGCTCTGAGGCTTGCCCAGCAACGAGCAGCACTACCGCCATCGCAGGGTGGTTTAGGGTTGCCGGCAGAAAACACGCCAATCGAACGCGCTCAAGCAATGGGGTTTGATTACGCTAGAAGAAGTAGAAATCCAAGTGAACCATTTAATGATGTCAATTACGCAATGTTTGCGGAACACAATGGGGATCCAGACGAGGCATTGGATAGATTGCGTACATTTGGCAAAGGCCAATGGTTAGGAAGAGCCGAAGTCCCAGTTAAAGACATTCAAAAAGACATTGTTCGTTTAATTAAAAGAAGAGGGCTTAACGAACCATATCAAACAACGGCGGCTAACTTGGCAAGAGAAGCCAATCCAACTGACATTGTGAACTCTGGCGGAATGTGGGACGCCCCAGAGATTGCAGAGGCGGTTGTTGAACACGCTAGGGATAAGGGAGTTGGGGGAGTATTCCTAAATGATGGTGCAATTATATGGGACCCCGAATTGATACGGTCTCGTGAAGCAGCTTTTGATCCTTGGCGTAGAGACGCGGCAACTGCAGCAGCGTTCGGCGTAGCAGCCCCTGATTTGTTGGCAAAAGAAAAGACAGAAAAGAAGCCTAAGAAAGATAAAACTAAGAAGAAGCCCGAAGGCGCTCTATCCCTAATTACTGAGTGAGAAGCAATATGGCAACACCGTTCCCTGTCGATCCGGAGTTCAACCGCTTCATTGAGGGCCAGCAGCAAGAGGAGCCTGAGCCGCTCGCTGATGACCTGTTCTCTGATGACGACACAGACATTGAGGAGCTTCCTGACGGCGGCGCTATCGTCAAGCAGACGACTGAGGGCCCGATGGAGAACGAGGACTTCTATTCCAACCTCGCCGACGACTTCGACGTTGAGATGGATGATGACCTCGGCGGGCTAGCGCTAAGGTATGTCGAGCTTGTTGAGAAGGACAAGCGGGCGCGGCAAAAGCGTGACGAGCAGTATGAGGAGGGGATCCGCCGTACTGGTCTGGGTAACGATGCTCCTGGTGGCGCTAACTTCAGCGGGGCCAGCAAGGTAGTCCACCCGATCATGGCCGAGGCCTGCATTGACTTTGCCGCTCGAGCCGTTAAGGAGCTATTCCCGCCTGACGGTCCGGTTCGCACCAACATCATCGGCGAGGTTGATGACGACAAGACTGCGGCCGCCGATCGCAAGCGTGACTTCATGAACTGGCAGCTTACTGACCAGATTGAGGAGTTCCGCGACGAGCAAGAGCAGATGATGACGCAGCTTCCTCTGGGTGGCTCGCAGTACATGAAGCTCTGGTACGACGAGCGCAAGAAGCGTCCCTGTGCCGAGTTCCTCCCGATTGACAATGTGCTGCTGCCGTTTGCCGCGGTGAACTTCTATACCGCCCAGCGCGTGACCGAGGTGCAGGACATCACGCAGTATGAGTTTGAGCGGCGTGTTGCGTCTGGGTTGTACAAGGACATCGGCTGGCTATCCTCCGCGCACGAGCTGGAAGAGACCAAGGCGCAGAAGGCCACCGACAAGATTGAGGGCCGATCCAAGGGTGAGAATGAAGACGGGATGCGCCGTATATTCCACATATATACCTGGCTCGAGCTAAAGAACGACAAGTACACAAAGGGTGAGTCGGCGCCCTACATCCTCATGATTGACGAGTACAACACCGAGGTCATCGGTCTGTACCGCAACTGGGAGGAAGGCGACGAGACGATGACCAAGCTTGACTGGATCGTCGAGTACAAGTTCATTCCCTGGCGTGGTGCGTATGCGATCGGGCTGCCACACCTCATTGGCGGCCTCTCTGCGGCCCTTACAGGCTCTCTAAGGGCTCTGCTGGACTCTGCCCACATCAACAACGCTGCGACGCTCCTAAAGCTTAAGGGCGCGAAGCTATCGGGTCAGTCTGTGCAGGTTGAGGTGACGCAGGTTGCCGAGATTGAGGCGGCTCCTGGCATTGACGACATCAAGAAGCTTGCGATGCCGATGCCGTTTAACCCTCCCTCGCCGGTGCTGATGGAGTTGCTGGGGTGGTTGACGAACGCCGCTAAGGGTGTGGTGACGACGGCCGAGGAGAAGATAGCCGACGTTAACGCCCAGGCTCCGGTTGGCACGACGCAGGCCTTGATTGAGCAGGGTGCTGCGGTCTTCTCATCTATTCACGCTCGTCTTCATGCTAGCCAGAAACGGCTGTTGAAGGTGCTTGGGCGTATCAATCGCTGGTATCTGGAGGATATGCAGCGTGATGAGGTCGTGGAGGGGCTTGAGATTAGCCGTGACGACTTCCTAAAGGTCAGTGATGTGGTCCCGGTGAGTGACCCGCACATCTTCTCTGAGACGCAGCGCATGGCCCAGACGCAGGCCGTGATGGCGATCATGGAGAAGGCGCCTGATTTGTTCAATCGACAGGCTGTTATTGAGCGGTTTTTGAAGCAGATCAAGGTTCCTAGCATCAATGAGTTGATGATTAAGAACCCTGAGCCGACGCTAACGGACGCCGCCAATGAGAATGTGGCGATGGCAAGCAATCAGATGGCTAAGGCGTTTCCTGAGCAGGACCATTTGGGGCATATTCAGGTGCATTTGGACTTTGCAAAGAACCCTGTTTACGGTTCAAACCCCTTAATTGCGCCTATTTACCTGCCAAAGGTCATAGATCATTTGCGCGAGCACATTGTCTTGTGGTATTTACATCGCATGAGCGGCTATGTTGAGAAAACAACTGGAGAAAGTCCGGAAATTTACGAAAACATGGACAATCCTAGGCCGATGGACAAGATTTTTGGGGCTGTTTCTCAGCACGTCATGCTTGATACGCAAGAAACGCTCGCTGGGATCATGCCTGAGATACAAAAACTCATGCAGATGGCCGAGCAATACAAGCAGAAACCGGAAATGCCGCCTGATGCACAGGTGTTGATGCAAACGAGCATGGCGGAGACGCAGCGCAGAGCACAAAGAGACCAGCAAGAGATGCAGTTGAAGGCCCAAGAGATGCAGGCCGAGGCGTCAATGAAGACCCAGAAGATGCAGGCCGACTATGACCTGACTCAGCAGGAGTTGAAGTTGCGCTACGGCTCTAAGCAGCTTGATAACGACCTCAAGGAGCAGATTGAGGGGGCTAAATTGGAGCGGGATGCCGCGGCATTGAAGATTGACCAGGACAAGATTGCGATCGAGATGGCTAAGGGTGGTTTGGTTCAACAAGGAGACGGCTATGGCAACGAGTGATCAGGAGCAGCGTGGGGTTAACGTGCCCCAGCACAAGCGGATGGCGATGGGCGAGAAGCTTGACGGCAAGAGTATGAAGGGCGGCGAGAAGGAGCCGGCAAAGGGTGGGCTGCAACAGGCAAAGGAAAAGAAATGAAGTTCGTTTCTGATCTGATTGATTTGATTGATGAGCAGCAAACATTCGTGTCCGAGTCTATGTTGGCGGGCGCGAATTCTTGGGAGGCGTATCAGCGTCTAGTTGGGCAAAACATTGGCCTGCAGATGGCGCTCGATTTTATTAACAACTTGCTTGAGGATGGAGATGCAAACTAACGATCTGGAATGGGCTTTCCCATCGGTAGAACCGGGGGCGCGACCTGCTGGCGGACGGATTCTGGTCCAACTGCGGCGGACGAAGCGTAAGACGGCGGGTGCGGGAATCATTCTCGTAGAGGAGACGAAGGAGACGGAGAAGTGGAACAACATGGTGGCTAAGGTCATCGCGTTGGGTCCCCTAGCCTTCTGCCACCGCGACACGCAGAAACCTTGGCCGGAAGGCGCATGGTGCAACGTGGGCGATTTTGTCCGAGTGCCTAAGTGGGGCGGGGATAGATGGGAGATTCCTGTGCCTGGCGAGGACGGCGAAGACCCGGCCCTTTTTGCCATTTTCAACGATCACGAGGTTATTGCGATCGTTACCGGCAACCCTCTTGATATGAAGGCGTTTGTATGACGGACGAAATTCAAGACATTGTTGACGTGGTGGAGGAAACCGACGGCTCCGTTGTCGCTGAGATTCCCCACGAGAGTGAGCCTCAAGAAGAGCCGTCCTCGGAACTAGCGGAGCAGAACCGCAACCGCCGCAAGGAGAAGAAGGAGCGGTATAAGCGTATCAACGAGGAGAAGGATACGCAGCTTGAGCTTTTGCAGCGCCAGAACCGTGAGCTGCTCGAGCGCCTAACCGCTGTAGAGCGCCGTGGTGTCCAGTCCGAGGTCTCTTCGATGGAGAAGAAGATCCAGGACGAGGAGGAGCGCTACAAGTGGGCCCAGGATCAGATGAAGAAGGCGATGGGGGAGCTTGACGGGGAGACCTTCGTTAGCGCCCAGCAGGTTCAGGCCGACGCCGAGAAGAAGCTTGAGTATTGGCGCTGGAAGAAGCAAAACACCATTGAGCAGGCTGAGGCACCTCCGAAGGCAGATCCAAAGGTTATCAATTATGCGAACCAATGGATGTCAAAGAATAAGTGGTATGACCCTAACGGCACTGATCCGGATAGTGAGATTGCCCGCGTAATTGACGCCCAATTGGTAAAGGAAAACTATGACCCTGCCTCTGCCGAGTATTGGGAAGAATTGGATGCTCGCGTGAAGGAGCGCATTCCGCGTCGCCAGAGCAGGCCTAGGAGCGTCGTAACGGGCTCAGAGAGGGAGACCGCATCCGAGAAGGACGGTAACTCTTTCTACATTAGCCCTGAGCGCGTTAGGGCTATGAAGGAGGCTGGATTTTGGGACGACCCCAAGATGCGGTCAAAGATGATCAAGCGATTTGCAGAGTGGAATCGAAACAATCGGGAAAATGACTAAAAATGGATGCTAGAATTAAGAAACCGTTATCTCTTGGCGGACGCGAAACTCGTGCTAGCGAGGACGCATCAAGGGCTCCTGTAGAGGAGAAGTTCGTCTCAACGCAAGAACGTCGGAAGATGTGGAGCGATGAGTGGACACAAAGTGCGCTGCCAAAAGTGCCTGAGCTTCCGGGATGGCATCTTTGCTGGCTATCGACAACTAACTCTTACGACAGTATTGATAAGCGGATTCGTCTTGGGTACGTTCCTGTTAGGGCAGATGAGTTACCTGGGTTTGAGAATTACCGCGTAAAGGCTGGCGAGCAAATCGGACACGTTGCTTGCAACGAAATGGTTTTATACAAAATCCCTATGGACTTGTATCAAGACATTATGTTGCAAATGCACCATGAGATGCCAAACGACGAGGCGGATAAGATTCGCGTCCAAGTTGAAAATCTTCAGGGTGCCCGTGACAGTTCCGGCAAGAGTCTGGGTCGGGTAGAGGGCGAAGGGTTTGGCGAATTCGACCGAAATGTAAGAACCCCCGTATTTGCGGGATAACTTTTAGGAGTAATGCTATGTCAGCAAATAGTGCTCCGTTCGGCCTGCGTCCGGCGTTCCACCCTTCCGGTCTGGATCGTGCCCAAGCGCTTGCTGGCGGTATTGCATCGGCTTACAACACCGATATTCTCAAGGGCGCTCCGGTTAAGCAGAACACGAGCGGTAACATCGTTCTGGCTGCTGCATCGGATGCAATTCTCGGCGCATTCTCTGGCGTGGAGTGGACTGATACAACGGGCCGCCGTCGTGTCTCCAACTACTGGCCGGCGAACACTGCCTACCAAACCGGATCCTGCGTCACTTATTTCTATAGCGATCCCAACATCGTTTACGAAATCCAGACCGATGCAACGATCACTCAGGCCTCTATCGGCGACGAGTACGACTTCTCGGCTAGCACGGGCTTTACGGTCTCTAGCGGTTCCACGACCACTGGACTGTCGACGGCTGGCTTGGGCGTCTCTACCGCTGCTGGCGCTGCCGGAACTGGCGTGATGCGTGTTGTTGATTTGGCTCCCTACACCGACAACGCATGGGGTGATGCGTATGTGGTTGTGCGGGTTCAGATCGCCAAGCACCAGTACGCTTCGATTAACGTGTCGTCGAATTCGACGTCCACCGCTGCCTACCCGGCTGCACTGTAATAGGAGGACTGAATCATGGCAGCTCCAATGCGTAGTACCGACTTTCGGAGCATCGTTGAGCCAATTCTCAATGAGTGCTTCGATGGAGTCTATGACCAACGTACCGATGAATGGTCGCGGGTTTTCCGTGAGCAGACCGGTATCCCCCGCAACTACCACGAGGAACCGGTCCTTTACGGTTTCGGCGCGGCTCCACAACTGCCTGACGGGACCCCGGTCTCGTATCAGCAGGGTGGTGTGCTCTTCCTCAAGCGCTATGTGTACAACGTCTATGGCTTGGCGTTTGCACTGACCAAGGTGCTTGTTGAGGACGGCGACCATATCCGTATCGGCCAGGTTTACTCGCGTCACCTTGCTCAGTCTTTGATTGAGACGAAGGAGACTCTGGCTGCAAACGTGCTTAACCGTGCGTTTAACTCCAGCTATCCTGGCGGTGACGGTGTTGCGCTTAACTCCACCTCGCACCCGCTCGTTAGCGGCACCTTCAGCAACCTGTTGACGACCGCGGCAAACCTGTCGCAGACCTCGCTTGAGCAGATGTTGATCCAGATCCGTCAGGCTGTGGACAACAACGGCAAGAAGATTCGTCTGGTCCCACGCCAGTTGGTTGTGGCTCCTGGCAACGTCTTCCAGGCCGAGGTTCTGTTGAAGTCTGTTCTGCGTTCGGGCAGCGCCAACAACGACATCAACCCAGTCAAGTCGATTGGGCTGTTGGACGAAGGCGCGGCTGTTCTCTCGCGTTTGACCTCCGCCACTGCATGGTGGGTTCAGACCGACGCTCCAGAGGGCATGAAGCTTCTGATGCGCCGCAAGCTTGAGAAGACGATGGAAGGTGACTTTGAAACCGACTCGATGCGCTACAAGGCAACTGAGCGTTACGACCTCGGATTCACGGACCCAAGGGCGATGTACGGAACTCCAGGTGTTTGACGCGGGCTTGTAAACCCCAACGGGGATCTGTATACTCCAAGGCTTAACCACCAAGGAGTATGCAGATGCCCGTAAAATGTCATGTAATTGGTTGCGGAAAGGAAATAGCTGCAAAAGGCTTGTGCCAAAAGCACTACATGAGGGTTCAGAGGACTGGCAAAGTTGAAGATAGCCGGCCCGAGGATTGGGGCAAACGAGAACGGCATCCGCTTTACAAAGTATGGACTGGCATTTGCAGATACCATCGTTTGGACATGGATCCGCAGTGGCGAGAGGATTTTTGGAAATTTGTCGGAGATGTGCCGGAAAAGATTGCCGGGGCTAAGGCGTTTAGGCCAGACAAGCTAAAACCTTGGGCTAAAGATAATTTTTATTGGAAAGAAGCCAGGGTTTCAAGTGAAGACTACAAAGAGTATATGCGTGAATGGCACAAACATTCTCGCGCAGCAAACCCAGAATATTATGCAAATCAAGCCCTGAAAAAAAAGTACGGGGTTGATCTGCAGTGGTATCAGGAGACTTTAAGCAGACAAAACGGTGTTTGCGCCATATGCAAAAAGCCAGAGACAACAACCATAAGAGGAAAGTTGATTTCCATGCCGGTTGATCACGATCACAACACGGGGAAGGCTAGGGGTTTGCTTTGCACACAATGCAATAGGGGGCTCGGGCTCTTTCGTGATAGCGAGACGATATTACAGGCTGCAATCGAATATCTTAGAGTATAATTTTGTGGAGGGAGGGGTCCCTCGTTTTTTTAACTGAACAAACTTTTCAAGAAGGAGTTCATGCGATGCCCCAGTTCAGCGAAGATTTGTTTCTCGGTCCGGCCCAAACCTTTATGGGCACCGGTAACCGTCCATATACCACCACCGCGATTGGCGGCACGGGTGGCTCCTCTTCTTCCACCTTGACCATCACATCGATCGGTTTTGGTGCTCCTATTGTGCTTGGGATGTATGTTGACGGCACGAGCGTGACCGACGGCACCTACATCACAGCGTTTGGCACGGGTACCGGCGGCGCTGGCACCTATACCCTTAACCAGGCGATCAACATTGCCAACACGACGGCATTAACGCTGCACGGTAATATTCCGTTTGATGATCCTAGCCAAATGGATCTGGGCGTTGGTCCTCTTGGCCGTATCTATGTCTGGGATGTCATTCCACAGGCTGCGGTAACCAACAACATCGCCGCGTCTCAAACGGCTGCTGGCGCTGGTGCCGTGACGTTGACTGCGGGGACCTCGGCGAAGTCGGTGGTTCGCAACGATGGCACGACGGTCATTCAACTGGATCTGCCTCGTGCGGTGAAGGTGAACTGCTCGACGACGGCTCGTGCGTTTACGGTTAGCGGTTATGACTACTACGGCCAGCCGATGACGGAGACGATTACGGTTTCTGTTGCCGGTACCGCGGTGACTGGCAAGAAGGCCTTCTATCAAGTCTCTGGCGCAACGATCGCTGGCTCCGCTACCTCAGTCGTGATCGGCACTAGCGACGTGCTTGGTATCCCGGTGCGCGTGGTTAACGTGGCTTATGTGGCGAGCGTTAAGAGCAACAGCACTCTGGCTCAGGATGCTGGTACGTTCGTCGCGGCGGATACGGCTACGGCCACCGCAACCACTGGCGACGTTCGCGGCACCTACACCCCTGCAACAGCATCGGACGGCATTGTTCGTACCGTGATGGGCATCCTGCTGCCGGCTATTGCGGTCGGCCCAAATGCAACCCGTGTCGGCGCTCTGGGCGTCACCCAGGCATAAGGAGTAAAGAATCATGGGTCAGTTTAAGCCAATGATCAAGATGGAGACCACCGAGCCAACCGTAGAGTTGAAGCTCAAGAAGGGTGGCGCGGTCAAGAAGATGGCCCGCGGTGGTGCTCCGATGGGTGCAATGGTCGGCGCTCCTAAGGGTGGTGTGATGACTGGCGCGGCTCCAGCAATGCCTGCTCTTGCAGCTCGTCGTCGTGCGATGAAGGCTATGGGCGCTGCTCCGGCGGCTCCTGTTGGGCCTGCTGCTGCAATGATGGGCATGAAAAAGGGCGGCGAGGCTGATATCGCGCAGGACAAGGCCATGCTCAAGAAGGCCTTTATGCAGCACGATATGCAAGAGCACAAGGGCGGCAAGGGTACCAAACTCAAGCTGAAGTCTGGCGGTATGGCAGACAAGATGGAGAAGTTTGAGACCAAGACCACGGTTGAGGGCAACGAGGGCGAGTTCAAGAAGACGAAGATGCACGAGGCCAAACCGGATCGTGTGAAGGGCCCCACCGGCATGATCAAGGAGAAGAATGCTGGCGGTTACAAGACTGGCGGCGTTGTGAAGGGCGCGGGTGGTTTTAAGACTGGCGGTGTTGTTGAGGGTCAGGGCGGTTTCCGCAAAGGCGGTGCCATAAAAAAGTTTGCTGAGGGCGGCCGCGTACAGCACGACGGCGGTCCGGAGCAGATGGAGCAGGGTAAGAAGAAGCCTGCCGGTCCCGTTTCCATCAACAGCCTCGCTGGCACCTATAAGAAGGGTGGCGCGGTGATGATGGCCGCGGGTGGTGACCCTAACGCTGACTTTTATCGTCGCAAAACAGAAGAAAACGAGGCTGATGCGAAGGCTATGCGGGATGCGCTGATGTTCATTCCTCGCAAGATTCACAAGGCTGGGAAGGTTGTTGTAGATGCGATGAATCCTAATCGTGGCGCGGTCACCGATACTGAGCGTGAAGTAAGCCGGACGGTTGTGCCTGCCAAGAAGAAGGGCGGCGTAGTCTGTTAAGGGTAGGGGCTTCGGTCCCTATCTTCATTGGAGATTGGTATGGGCGTTTATTCTTCTGCTACCCGGCAGGGCGCGTATGAGCCGTTTGAGCTGCAGGTTGCTCGTGGACAGGTTGACGGGCACACGCCGTTAAACATTTTTGGATTTAGTTCCGCTGTTGGATCATCCGCGCTCGGGCCGTTATGGGAGGGGTTGACTCTTTCTGGGGGCGCCTATGCTTATCCTTCAAGCGCCGCCCAGTTGGTTTTGGTTAGTGATTCTGCGTCTGATACATCTGCATTAAGCGTGCAGATTCAGGGTTTGGACGCAAATTACGCCCCGGTGGTGGAAACCATTGCAATGAATGGCACCACAAACGTAACGACCACCAACTCGTTCTTACGCATCAATTTGATGACAACAACAAACGGGTTGAATGTTGGGAATATTACCGCAAAGATCAGCACAACAACTTACGCAAAGATTTCTGCTGGCATTGGGCAAACCCAGATGTCGTTGTATACGGTTCCGGCTGGATACACTTTCTATTTGTCATATCTGCAAGCTGACGCAAGCATTGGGTTTACGTCTAGCAACTACATGAAGTTTGCCGAATACAACAAAGACAACGCAACAGGGGAAATTAACCTGTTGAGCCAGTCTACGTTTGTGCAAACATTGAACATTCCATTTACTTGTCCTATTGCTCACAGTCAAAAAACTGACATTCAGTTTCAAATTGTTGCTAATACTGGCAGCCCCTTTTTGGCAAATATTTATGCCGGCGGCGTCTTGATCAAGAACGCGGACTAATCATGCCTACCAGGTCTCCTGCCCAAGAGCGGCTAATGCAGGCGGTCGCGCACAACCCTAAGTTCGCAAAGAAGGTTGGCATCCCGACGAAGGTTGGCAAGGAGTTTACGGCTAAAGAGGGCGGGCTCTACGCGAATATTCACGCAAAGCAGGAGCGTATTGCCCACGGTAGCGGCGAAAAGATGCGTAAACCTGGCTCTCCAGGTGCACCAACAGCGCAGGCGTTCAAGGAATCTGCGAAGACTGCGAAGATGAAGGAAGGTGGACCTAGCCTGGCTATAGGGCGCGGGGAAAAGCTCCCAGCAAGCCAAGGAGCGGGTTTAACGGCCAAGGGTAGGGCTAAGTACAACCGCGAGACGGGAAGCGATCTGAAGCCTCCCCAGCCGGGCGGAGGGGCAAGGCGTGATTCGTTTTGCGCTCGCATGGGTCCGGTCGCTGAGAAGAGTGAGAAGGGTAGTCGTGCTAGGGCCTCGATGAAGCGTTGGGCGTGTTCGGGATGGTAGATTATGGCGTACAGCGGAACGGTCGGTCAGACGGTTATCAATGTCCAGAAGGTTATTGATCATGCCGCTCGTCGTGCAGGAAAACTTGCGGAAGAGTTAACCGTTGAGCAGGTAAATTCTGCCCGTGAGTCTCTGTATTTCGTCTTATCGCACCTGATCAACACCGGAGTTGACTACTGGGCGATTGAAAAGAAGGTGTTTGGCCTTCTTCCAGACAAGCAGGTCTATGATATGCCTGCGGGGTTTAACGATACCCTAAACGTCCTGTATCGGCGCATGAACCGCCCCTCTGGAGCCTACTCTTCAAGCTCTGGGATCGCAATAAACGCCTTTGACGGCAACATCGACACTGTTTGCACGCAGACTTCTCCGAATGGAAACATATCAATTTATTACAATTCCCCGGTCTACATCGGCTCAATCGGAGTATTGCCGGGAGTTTCTGGAAACATCACGGTTGTATTTGAGTATTCCACCGACGGAATTACATGGAATGCGCTCTACTCCCCGGGCCAGACGACGTGGGCTGACAAAGAATGGCTCTGGTACGACATTGAGACGGGTCAAAACGTCCAGTATTACCGGATGCGAGCCATTAACGGAAGCACGATAGCCGTTAGGGAGTTGTATTTTGGCAACAACTCAACAGAAATCACGATGGCTAGCCTTAATCGTGATGACTACACGAACCTTCCAAACAAAAACTTTACTGCAAACCAGCCGTTTCAGTATTGGCTAAACCGCACGATCCCGTATTCGCAGATTAACCTGTGGCCGGTACCGAGTGATGCGTTTGTGCAGATGGTTGTCTGGTACTCGCGTCAGGTTATGGACGTGGGTGCGCTCACGGACGAGCTAGAGATACCCCAGCGCTGGTATATGGCGATCGTGAATATGCTGGCGCATCAGATGGCGATGGAGTTGCCGGGCGTTGAGCCTGCTCGCATTCAGTATCTTGAGGCTCAGGCGCAGTCTACGTTTAACCTTGCAGAGCAGGAGGAGCGTGGTCGAGGTCCAATTTACTTTGCTCCGAATATTGCGCCCTATAACAGGTGATCTATGCCTGTTTTCCTTGATACGACGGGGCTCTCAGATTTAGCAATCGCAATCTGTGATCGGTGCCGCATGAAGAGGCCGCACGCGGTAATGCGATCTGATCCAAACTTTCCAGGTCTGCAGGTCTGCGATCAGGGTTGCGCGGATAACTTTGATCCGTATCGACTCGCTGCACGCAAGACAGAAAAGATTACAATACGCTTTCCGCGCCCTGACGAGAGTGTTGCAGTTGAGGATAACAACCTCACGACTGGCGGAGACAATAATTATGTATTGTCGCCAGAGCAGAATACTCAGACGCCAGAGAATAACGGCAACCTGGATAGTATTGAGATATAGATGGCAAATGTAACTATTACCCAGCTTCCAGCGGCCCAACCCCTAACCGGCACGGAGCTGGTGCCTGTCGTCCAGAACGGGCAGACGGTTCGCACGACTACCGGTGCGATTGGCGGTGGCGGTGGCGGCAGTGGGTCTGTTACATCTGTCAACGTCTCTGGTGGCACTACGGGTTTGACGACGACTGGCGGGCCGATTACTACCTCTGGGACTATCACACTAGGTGGGACACTTAATGTTAGCAACGGCGGGACTGGCGGCACGACTGCTCAACAGGCTCGGGCAAATGTTCTCCCGAGTTATACGGGAAATGCATCGTATGTACTTCGTGTCAATGCCGGCGCTACAGATGTTGAGTGGTCCGCTTCCGGTGGTGGGGGTAGTGGAAGCGTTGTTCAGGTCAATACGGGCACTGGATTAACCGGCGGCCCGATCACAACTTCCGGGACGATTGCGATTGCCACGACCGATGTAACGGCTGGTAGTTATTCAAATCCCAGTTTTACGGTTAACGCGCAGGGGCAGATCACCGCGGCGTCCTCTGGCTCGATTCCTGTTACAAGCGTATCCGGCACCGCGAACGAGATTACTTCGTCTGGTGGCGCGACTCCTACGCTGTCCTTGCCTAGTGCGCTTACCTTTACCAACAAAACGGTCACGGGTGGATCATTTACTGGCGGGACGATTAACAACACGGTGATTGGCGGGACGACTGCGGTTGCTGGCACGTTTAGCACGATTAATGCCGCGAGCGGGAACATTACTACCACCCCGACTAGCGTTAACAATATTGTTAATAAGGCGTATGCGGACGCGGTTGCATCGGGATTGAGCTTTCATGCAAATTGTGACCTAGCGACTGCCGCGGCCCTTCCTACTTGTACCTATAGCAACGGAAGCTCTGGCGTTGGGGCGACGTTAACCGCTACCGCTAACGGGCTTCTAACCGTTGACTCTGTGAATGTGGTGGCCGGCAATCGCGTGCTGGTGAAGAACCAGGTAAATCAGGCGCAGAACGGCATCTATACGGTCACTCAGATTGGCGACGGATCAACCCCGTTCATTCTGACTCGTGCGACGGACTACAACACCCCTGGCGCGACCTACTTAAACGTGGACGCCGGCGACTTTACGCTGATCCTGACCGGTGCAACGAACGCAAGCACCTCGTGGGTACAGACGACGCTGCAGCCGATTACGATTGGCACGACGAATCTTGTCTTTGTGCAGTTTGGCGCGGGGACGGTCGTCTACTCAAATGGAACGGGTCTAAGCCTCTCCCCGACCAACCAATTCAGCATCACAAATACCGGCGTATCTTCTGGAACTTACGGCTCTGGCTCTCTGGTTCCTCAGATCGCCGTAAACGCTCAGGGTCAGATTACTGGTGCGATCAATACCAGCATTGCGATTAGCGGCAGCCAGGTTACTTCGGGTACTGTGGCGATCGCTCAGGGCGGCACCGGTCAGACATCGCAGGAGTCTGGATTTAATGCGCTGTCTCCGATTACTACGCTCGGCGATATTATTGTCGGGACGGGAACAAACGCCGCGGGAAGGCTTGGTATTGGCTCCAACGGTCAGGTGTTGACGGTTCAGAGTGGAACTGCGACATGGGCCGCTCCAACGGGTGGCGGTGGTACTCCGGGTGGAAGTCCAAATACAATCCAATATAACAATGGTGGTGTATTTGGCGGCCAATCCAACTACACGACTGACGGGGCGAATGTACAATTAGGTTCTCAAGGGATATTTAAGTTTGCCGACCTTGACTCGAGTAATTTTGTTGGATTTAGGGCCCCTGCGACTGTTCCTACTAATGTGACGTGGACGCTCCCCTCGACGGACGGGACTGCGTATCAGGTGTTGGCTACGAATGGCTCTGGTTCTCTGGTCTGGGTCACACAAAGCGGCGGTGGTGGCGGTGGTGGATCTCCCAATTTGGACGGCGGGATACCTAGCTCAACCTACGGCGCGATTACACCAATTAACGGGGGGACACCGTAATGCCTGTTCAGATACAACTTAGAAACGGTACTGCGGCTCAGTGGACCGCGGCCAACCCCGTTCTTGCTGGTGGCGAGCTTGGCGCGGAGACGGACACTAGCAAGTTCAAGATCGGCAACGGCTCCACTGCCTGGAACAGCCTTGCGTACTCTTTGGGTGTCGTCTCAAAGGGCGCCTATGCCGGCGGGACTCAATACTATGTAAACGATATTGTTACCTCTGGCGGCAATAGCTACATCTGTATTCTGAATTCTATTGGCAACGCGCCACCAAACGCGACGTACTGGAGCCTGCTTGCTCAGGCCGGAACGAACGGCACAAACGGCACGAACGGTACCAACGGCACGAACGGCACATCGTTTACATGGCAGGGGACGTGGTCTTCCGGCACGACCTATACCGCTAACCAGACCGTTTCTTACGGTGGCAGTAGCTATATTGCTATCGCAACCAGCACAGGCGCCAACCCCTCGAGCTCTCCGGGATCATGGTCTTTGATGGCTCAGGCTGGAACCGGTACCGTAAACGGCCCAGGAAGCTCTGTAAGCGGGAATCTGGTCTCGTGGAATGGTACGGGCGGGACGACGATCGCGGACTCTGGTAAGGCTGCCCCTTCTGGCGTCATTGTTGGCACGACCGATACCCAGACGCTGACGAACAAGACTCTGACGCTGCCGGTTATTGCGTCTATATCTAATACCGGGACAATCACAATCCCGACTGGTACGGATACTTTGGTCGGGCGGGCAACGACAGATACCTTAACTAACAAGACTCTGACGCTGCCTGTAATTGCATCTATCTCTAATAGCGGAACAATAACGCTTCCGACGGGTACAGACACTTTGGTGGGACGGGCAACTACAGATACCCTTACCAACAAGACGCTGACCAACCCGACGGTAACGAACTACATTGAGACGGCGTATACAGCCAACACAGGCACTGCGATTACTATTACTTTGACCAACGGTACGGTTCAGATTTTGACGTTGACGGGTAACGCAACGATCACAATGCCCACTGCTGTGGCCGGTAAGTCATTCATTATTATTTTGGCGCAAGACGCCACTGGAAGCAGGTCAGTCACTTGGTCAACGGTTTCGTGGCCTTCTGCCACACCGCCTTCGGTTACTCAGACCGCCAGCAAGAAAGACATCTATTCGTTTTTTTCTGACGGAACTAGTTGGTATGGCACCACTATCGGGCAGGCGTATACATAATGTTTGCAGCATCTAAATCTGGTAAAGCTGCGGCTGCGGCTGTCACAACGGATCAATATTTCCCGTACGTCCCCTTGCTGTTGGAGACGACCAGCACGAACGGGCAGCAGAACAACACGTTCTTAGATTCCAGCAGCAACACATTCACCATCACCCGCAACGGAACCCCAACGCAGGGCAGCTCGACTCCGTATTGGCCGAATGGGCAGTGGAGTAATTATTTTAATGGTAGTACGGATCGTTTTTCTTTAGGAACTAACGCAGCACTCAATCCCGGAACAGGAAATTTTACTTTTGAATGTTGGATCTATTCCACGGGCACAACCACAAATTCTTCTTTGTTTGAAGGTGCTACCGGCGGACTTTCTGTCACATTTAATGGTTCAAATCAACTTTCTGTTGCGCAATCAGGAGTAGGGTACTTAATTACAGATCCTGCGGCGTTCGCCCTAGCAAATCAGTGGGTTCACATTGCCGTAGTGCGGTCTGGAACGAATTTGTCTTTGTATAAAAACGGTACAAGGGTTGCCACTTCTGCGGCTAATTCAACTTCTTTTGTCACTGTAACCCAAAACTATATTGCGTTTAACGGGGGTTCCGTTTATTTCCCCGGTTACATTTCAAATCTGCGTTTGGCTATTGGGGCAGTAGTTTACGATCCAACACTAACCACCCTCACCGTTCCAACCGCGCCTTTGACTTCAACCACTGGCGGAACAACCCCCCCAACAGGCACTCAGACAAAACTTCTTATTTGCCAATCCAACCGATTTATTGACAACGCATCTTCCCCAAATACAATTACATTGGCTGGCACCCCACAAGTCCAAGCATTCCAGCCGTTTTCCCCGTCGGCATCGTACACCACTGCGCTGTATGGCGGGGGCGGGTACTTTAATGGTAGTACGGATTATCTAACAACTCCAAGCAACTCCGCGTTTTACATATCATCCGGGCAATTTACTATTGAGGCTTGGATTTATAAAACGGCAACGGGCAACTTTACAATTATTGCTCAGTCGCAGAATAACGGTACGCCGTATGCCGGATGGACTTTAAGAATTAGTTCTACCGGCAATCTTGTTTTTGAAGGAACAAACGGCGCTCTTGTAACTGGCGCAACGGCCTTGCCAAACAACACATGGATTCACGTTGCTGCCGTTCGAGTTACAAGCGCAATTGTTCTTTATGTTAATGGCAAGTCCGACAACACCGGAACACCTGCAATCACAGATTATGCAGGAACCCTAACGGTAGGAAATTACACCTTTCCTGTGGCCGGAAGATACTTTAGCGGCTACATAAGTAATTTACGGTTTGTAAAGGGCGCAGCAGTCTACACCGGCAACTTCACCCCACCCACGCTTGCACCGTTAACCACTTTGGGTACAACTAGCGCGGCAAGTTATACAGACACCACTAACGTCAACACAACCTTTACATCGGGCACCAGCCTCCTGCTCAACATGACCAACGCAGGAATCTACGACGCCGCCGCGCAGAACGATATTATTACGGTTGGTGAAGTTCAGACCAGCACAACCCCGACGCCTAAATTTGGCG